TGTTTTTTATCAAGGTTCATTCCAGAGTTCTGAATAATACAGTCAAAGTTATTCCAATCATATAAATGCTTGTCCAAAGCACACTCACTTGGTGACTTGGAGTGATATGGATCTAAATCAAGTCTAATAACAAATCCACCAGCATTTTTTATAGCTTCAACCTCATTAGGAAATCTGCAATCTGCTATTATCGCTAAATCTAAATTATCTCTTCTGATTCTATTTATTGTTGCATCTACCCAAACACTATTTTTAAGAGAGCGAAAAATATCTGTTCCAATAATTTCCATAGCTGCTCTGGCGGTTAGTTTTTTATTATCCCAAGTCAAGTTCGTAATAGTATTTTTATCGTCATCAGTACCATAACACTGTTCATATGTCATACCTAAGATATTCATACAAATATCTTGTTTTAATGGATCAGCAAAGCTATAGATTCTATAAGATATTTTTAAACTATGTCTATCAATAATAGATTTGATATAATCTGCTGCTGTGCTTTTACCAGATTGTTTTCTGCCAGAAAGAGCAATAATTTTTGTCATATAATTTTCTCTAATGGTATTTTTATTTCGTTATTAATTTCTTCACTATTCATATCGGCTACATCATTTTTTGAAATCTGAAAATGAAATACTCTATAGGTATTTTTACATTTAGTTTTGATCTGTTCAGCCGCTTTATGACCAGCATCGTCATTATCTGTTAATATAACCACCACCATAGCTCCAGACGAATCTAATAATATTTTCTGCCTGTCGCTTAATGACGAGCCAAAAATAGCTAAACTATTATGTATACCATTTTCTTCTAATTTCCAGACGTTACCAGGACTTTCAACCAAAATAGCCACACTAGATTCTACAATAAATTTTTTAGCATACCAAAAATTATACAAATAATGGTTTATGCTGACATTAGTGCTATGTTTCCATTTAGAGTATTTCCATAATTCTTCCTCTTTGGGGCAGTCTATTATTGCACTATGAAAGTGTTTGCAAGTATTACATTTTTCAAAAATACTACGACCACTACACCCTATCATATGACTATGATCATTATTGTATATGGGCGCTACTGCTCTATTAAACATCTCCTTATTAGGCTTATTACATAAGCCCACATCATATTTATCTAATATCTCTGGTGCAAATCCTCTATTAATAAAATATTCACAAGGCATTATTAGTGAATTTCTCACGGTTTGTCTTGTTGGTAATGATATTGTTTGTTGATTAGGGTCTTTTGATCTTTTATCTAATATTTGGTCTATAATAGTAGAAAATTGTTTCTTTTCTTTATCTGTTTTTGATATTTTAATATCTTTATAATTTTTGTTTAAAAAATCTAGACAAAAATTTACCGCTTCTTCAAAAGAGCACATATTATCACCATTTTTAGTCCAGCGATATTTTCTATTAGATATTACTCCTCTAACAAAACCAATAATAGATCCTTTGAAAAATTTATCACATCCATGTGTTCTACATTTCCAATTGCCTCTATAATAGTCTCCGGTATGATAAATATTAATAGCAGATATATTATCTCCATTATGAATAGGACATGACATAGTAACCATTTTACTACTATATGTATATTCTAAATCTAATATACTTAAAAGTTCTTCGATATTATCACACAGATCATCACAAATAACCTTAAGCTTATCTTGATCATTCAAATGGGATTTGTGCTTCATCTTCATTATTGTGTTCAATGTTTGAGTCATTATTAATTATAAATCCTTTGTCTCTGGGGCTATTATTATTTAATAGCTCTAATCTTGTTTGTCCCTCAATAATTTTAGCGCACCAACCTTTCATTGTACAATTAATATAATCATTATCATCTAATCCTCCTCCATGTCTACTTACTAGGGGTAATAGTTTTCTATTACCATTATCTGGTCCATCTTCTGCTATTTCTTCGTCCGATTTTCTCTTAAATATAGAAAAATTACTACATAACCAAATAATCCTATCCGAACCACTAGCAGTATCTGTGCTTTCTTTTGTAATACCGTCTCTATTTAATTGTATAAATGATAAAATGGGTATCTGATATCTAACAGCAAAATTATGTAAAGCTGTCATCATAAAACCTAATACTTGATATTCTTTCATATCCTGAGAAATACCCGCACTATCCATAAGTTTTAAATAATCATAAACTATCACACATTGTTTTGCTGTACCATCATCATTTAGTCCTACCTCTTTACAAATCCATCTACGCATAATAGCCAATTGTTCTTCAAAAGGTTTACCTGCTATAGATTTATAGAATAGCGGCGTTTCCTTTAATTTATTGGATGCTTCTAGGATTTTCAGTTTTTTATCTGGGGACTGTGCAAATTTTCCAGTTTCAATAGAATTTATTTCAATTTCTGTATTCATAGCTAATACTCTATTAATATGATCCACAGTATTCATTTCTGTATCCATATTTAATACTGGTATTTTTAGTTGATTAGCAATATAAAATCCTATATTATCTGCTAAAAGTGTTTTACCTGTTTTTGGTCTAGCAGCAATAACATTTACTGTGCCTTTTCTAAAACCGCCACCAATAGCTTTGTCATATACAGGAAAACCAGTTGGTATACCAATTTGATCAATAGTATTTTCTTCTAGGCTCTGAATATAATTATCAATATCTTTACCGACATGTATAGGATTATTATCAGTATCGTTAAGTAAAGACGAGAAATTAAATATAGCATCTTCTGCGATACCAAGAATACTAGCTATTGGCTCACTACCATTAATATCTAAGATTTTATCCTGAGCAGTTTCTAGCTGTTTGCGTAGTAGTCTTGCTATTTCTAGTTTTCTAATTTTAGCAGCAAACTTTCTGACATTCTCAAGACTAACAGGAAAATCTACAATAGCCTTTAAATGCTGGGCCTCGTCTTTTTTAGACAAAATATTTGTAAAGCCCAGCTCTTGTCCTGTAGAATAAATTAAAGCAATATCTATTTTTGGACGACTAGAGTCTTCGCAAATTTTTTTTAAACATTGATATATGATACTATTACTATCAATAGTAAAAGTTGTATCCTGTACAATATCAGCAATATCTAAATAAGCATCTTCACCATAAGTAATAATACCTGCCAATACTGCTCTTTCTGCCGCTGGATCACACAAAATCATATTATTCCTTTAACCGGCTTGTGTTGAACATAGATTACATTTATATCTTTGTACAGAGTCCACTATCGATGGATTTACTTGTTCTGTTTTACCACATACTCTACATGTAACTGTTATTGGCTCAAAAGTACGATTTCTTGGAACTGGAGGATGTTTTGAGACCTTTTGATCAAACTGTATATCTTCTTTATGCATATTTTTTTCAGGCATATCCAAAAACTTATTTTTAAATGGCTTTTTTGACTTATTATCATTTAAAAGTTTTCTAGATTTTGTTTTGATTATACTAGAAGTTTCTTCTTCATTAGACTCCTGTGTACTAAGATTATTGTCTTTGTGAGCCGATTGCCTGTCAACAACACTTTGTAAAAGAGCAATAAGTTTTTTGATTTCGTTTGGATCAGATCCACTTAGTATATCATCAATTTCCATGTTTCACCTTTGTTTTTTGAACAGATAAAATGATGTCCGATAAATTTTTAATATTATTGGCTATATATGATAGTCTATCTATTCTTTGTTTAGCATACTTTTTAATATTGTTCAATGACTGAGCTTTATCATTATGCTTAATTGCTTGGTAAGATTTTTCTATATAGCCATACCCCTTATAATTATTTATTTCATCTGAAATAATCTCTTTTATTTTTTCTTCAGACCAATTATGTCTAGCTATTTCACGATTAATAGATCTTTGTAAATGAAAAGAAAACTGACCCAATCTATATGCTATTTGGGCACAATCTTCTGGTGATAATTTTTCTATAGAATCTCTATTCATAGTCAAATAGTTATTTATTTCGTCTGATGCAAAAGAAGACGAGTATTCTGGTAGTCCTAAATTTTGTTCATATTGATCTAGGATACTATCCCAATACTGTAATTCTTCTTTTGCTGTTTTAGCTTTGGATTCTTTTTCGCCAGTCATCGATTGATTCGTCATACGGTAACTCTATGTATTGAATATTATTAATTCTACACCACTCTTGTTTATCTTTATCTCTTTTTTGAGCCTTTAAAAATCCTAACATATTTGTATGATAAAATGCCACAAACTTATAATGTTGTTCACCATGAATTTCTAAACAGAGTTTTTTTAAAGGTAAATAAAAGTCTAAAAATAAAGTTTCTGATCGTCGTAAAGGTATCGGTACTTCTTCTAAAATTTGTAGTGTTGGAAATAAACCTGTTAATAGTTCCCTAGCTTTTAAATGATAAGAAGACTTATTTTCCAAAGATCCTTTAGACATATTTCCAGTTAATTGCCAATTATGACTATTATTATCTAGATCTTTTACAAGCATTTAATTCCCATAGTGGTTTTAATTGACTTGACAAGCTCTTCATAAACTTCTGGATGTTCCATTAGATAGGCTCTGATTTTTTCGGTTCCCTGAAACTTGGGCTTATCTTCTAAGGATGTTAAAGTATACCATGCTCCTCCTTTATGAATTAAGCCCATATCAGAAGCCAAATTAATAGCTTCCATTTGCTTATCAACACCACTACCATATCTAATATAACTGGTAATAGTACCACCGGGAGGCCCGAGGGCAGAACAAAGAACCTGCCACTCAATCTCTTGTCCTATTTGAGTGCTGTCGCTGCTCAGAACCCACGGTTTAAAAGTTTTGGCTCGTAGCTTGATGTCGGTTTGATAGGCAATAGCCTGACCAGACTTTTCTTTAAATTCTGCTCCATATCCTGTTGGATTGCCCATTAAATGCGTAATACCAATAACGATATTTTTATTGACAGGAATAACATTAGCTACCTTTCGACAAAACTTAGCCAACAATTTAGCTCCGTCTGCTCTTTGCATCTTATCCATATCTGTTGTAATCTCAGCTTCTGTACATAGTGCAGAATAGGAGTCGATGATAACTACTGATCCTGGAATTTCATTAATAATCTTTTCTGCTATCTGAAGATATTCTTCCGCATGGAGAATCTTTCCTAGTTGAGATCCGATAACATGAAATCGCTCCAGATCTAAGCCCGGTATTCCTTCTAAATCTCGCTTTTTTAATCTGCCTTCGATATTTAGGTAATACACTTGCCGACCATCTTTAAAAGTTCCATGAGCATATTCCATTTTCTGAGCGGTTGCACAAAAGTCTAACGATGTTGTGGTTTTACCGCACTTGGGCTGGCCCGTTAAAACAACAAAGCTACCTTCTGGTATTCCGCCATTTAAAATAATATCTAACGATGGACTAACTGGTATGGTCATTACTTTTCTATCTACTATAGCATTACCAGATAGAATGATGTCGTCTCCAAAACTTTTAATCACATCATCTTTAACTGTCATTATCTATATCCTTTAGTTTTGATAAAATGCTTTTATTAATCTTATTTATACTACCAAAAGACGGTCTATCTTTTCTTTGTATCTCTAATGATAATATTTGATTTTGAGAGTCCAAAATCTTTTGCTCTTGTTCTATTATAGGTATCAGATGAGGGGCGCGCAGAGAATAAATTTTTGAGGCAGCAGAGTTTTTTAAAGCTTTAATTATAGCAGTATCGGTATACTTTTCCAATAATTTATTAGCTGATCCTATTTGATTCCTATAATATTTGCTCCATTCTTTACTAGACCAAAATTTATAATGCAAGTCTTTTTTTAACATCCTTGCTCTGTTCTCACAAATCATTTCTGTAATATATTGGGCAGCACTAACATCCTTACCGTTTGAATACTTAGACGGATATTTTTTCATAAAAATGTATGGCTACCATTACTACCTATTATTAGGTCTATAGATATCGTTATTGGGTTTTCTAACAGATCTTTGATCTGCCTTTTTTTGAAGCTCATCGTGCATAGCGCTGGCTTCTTTAGTCATGATAGATACACTATTGGTTTTTTTAACAGCAGTTTGGTTAACCATCATATTTTTAGATTTATTTGATACAGGAGAGCTTTTGGTCTCAATATTATTTGTTGTTTTAGAATGTTTTTCAAGAACATTAGAAACTTGTTTGACCGTAATCTTAAGCTCATCAGCAATTTTAATAGATTCTATACTTTGTGAATTAAGCCATAAAATAGCATATGTTTGTATTTTATTTAATTTGCTCATCAGATCGCCTCCCTTTCAGCATTATTAAAATAAGCTATATTTTTAGTTTTAAGAAAATTTATATAGTGTCCAAAACATTTGAAATTAACATCTCTAAATTTAACAATACTGGGATTATTATCATAAAGAGTATATTTTTTTTCTTCCCCATAAACAGAAAGAGGATTATATAACCGACCATCTTTGGCTAGTCTAATGCTATATCTAATAGAAGAATCATCTCTAATAACTTTTTTAGCAAGAGTGTTTTTATTAGCTGATGATGTTCTGGGATTATTTTCTTCATCTAAAAAATCCTCTAATCCAATTACACAATAAAATTCAGTTGTTGCTATAGTTTTTTTGGTATTTTGTTCAAATATAAAATCTGACATTCTTTCTCCTTAGTTGGGCCATTTAATTTTCGGTTGTTTTTTAATTCGCGTCATACCTGATGGCAGAGGTTTTCTTTCTGCATTATCTTCTTTATACGAATTGTGTTTTTTATATAAATTTGCCTTTTGATCATCACTAAACTTATCTCGATTTCTTTTAGCCAAATCGCCTATTGTTTTTAATTCAGAATCTGTTTTTTTAATAGAAGTATTTAGACCAGATAAATCTGTAGTATAATCTCTAGAAATATTTTTTGATTCACATTTTTCACAACACAATTTGTTTTGTTTTCTTTCATATTCTTTTATAGAAAAAATAAACTCCATTGATGTAAAGCAATCATTACAAACATAAGAATATGCTGGCATTTATGATAATTCCTTTTGAGCAGCTTTGAGCCAATTTAAGCTTTTAGTTTTTAAAAATTCTTTATATTTATTAAATATGCTTTCTGTTACTTCGATTAAGGCCCATTCGTTTTTATATGTTTTATGCAGATGGGAGTATTCGTGTTTATTATTGTCTTGTATAGAGTGAACGGTGGTTGGATTATATAGTATTTTTAGAGGATTAGCTTTAACATAGTAACGATATTGATAATTTTTATTTGTTAGCTGACGAGATTTTTTATTTTGTATCGCTTTGGCTAAAACTATCGCTGTTTCTTTATGTGTTCTTGGATAACCTTTATCATCCAAGAAATCTTCTTTACCATGTATTGTATAATACAGATTTGTATTAATGTTATTATCGGCAATAAAGATATCTGACATATTATTCCTCTGTTTAACGATAACATCTACTATATAGTAGTAGAAAAATTAGAGCAGTCAATTTTTTTTTTATAAACGGTATCTCATTCAAACTTGATATAATAGAAAATTTTTAATTTATTTCAATTTGATTTTATATATATCTCCCATTCTTTGGGTATAGAAAATAATACACTATTCATAGATGATATATATTCGTTAATAAATAAAAACTTATTAGTTTTTTTAGGCTCAGATGGTGGTGTTTTGAGTTTCATATTAGCCTGTTGAGGAGTTTTGTTTCCTTTTTTTCTATTACAGGTAACACATGCTGTTACTATATTTGTCCAGCATGTAGGACTACCATATTTTCTATCCCAAATTGATTTAGGAATAACATGATCATAAGTTAAATGATTTATATCTTTTTGAGATAAACAATATTGACAAGTATAATTATCTCTAATAAATAAATTTTTACGAGAAAAATTTACAACTTGATTATGAAATCTATAATACTTATTAGTTTTAATTACAGCAGGTATTTTATATTTTTTACCATTCACTCCAGATATATACTGATTCTTATAAAAATCTATAATTTCAATAGATTTTTGAGAGCTTTGTTCGTATTGAACAGACAATACTACCGCTCTTTTCCAATCAATAATACCAAATGGGGTAAAATCTGCATTAAGAACCAAGCATTTACTTTTGTGATCTTTCATATTCATAATTATCTAGACGAGATATAATTTTGCCAATAATAGGATTTCTTACAATGTCTGAGAAATCTAGCTTTGAAACACCTATTCCCTCAATACCTTCGAGGGCCGATAGCATATCATAAAATCCTCCCTGCATATGTCTATGTAGATCAGATTGACTAACATCTCCTGTTAATACCATTTTACTATTGTTACCTATTCTCGTTAATAACATCTTAAGTTGATCATAAGAAGCATTTTGACATTCATCTGCTACAATAAAAGCATTATGAAAATTACGTCCTCTCATCAGTCCTAAAGGAACAATCTCAATTTTATTGTTCGTTTTTAGACTAATATATTGAGCGGTTGGTATGAAGTGATTGACTTCATCTAAAAGAGGCAATAGGTATGGATGTAATTTTTCTTCTGCTGTGCCAGGAAGGTAGCCTATCTTTTCTCCTGACTCTACAACTGGGCGTGTTATGATAATTTTTTTAATTTTTTCATCCAACAAGTATTCTAAAGCCATACCGATAGCTATGTGCGTCTTACCACTTCCTGCAACACCCTGACAAAAAGTAATAGTATTTTCTGCTATTGTTCTAATATAATCTTTTTGATTATCACTTCTGGGTTTTAGTTTATTTCTATAGGCACTCGGAATATTAAGGTCATTGGTTATGTCGATAATTTTGGGTTTTTTTTGTGAGTTTTTTTTTCTCAAGGAGTACCCTTTACTTATAGAGTATTATGCTAATCTCTATTATAATATACACCTACTATGTTATTTATATTATTATTTAATTCCACTAGAACCAAAACCATAAAATGACCTATTACTATCTTGCAAATCTTGAGTTTCTACAAACTCAAAATTATAATGCTGTTCAAAAATAATTTGAGCAATTCGATCTCCTTTATTAATTTCAAAACTTTGATTTTTATCAGTATTATACAATAGAACGCCTATTTCTCCTCTATAGCCACTATCTACAACACCCGCTAAAACATCAATACCATTTTTAACAGCCAAACCTGATCTGGGAGCAATTCGACCATAATATCCATCAGGAATTTCTAAACTTATTCCCGTTTTGATTAATAGTCTTGATTGTGGTAATATTATAGTGTTTTCCAAAGAATATAGGTCTGCACCAGCATCTGTTTGATTGTTTCTAAGTGGAATTTTCGCATCAGCGTGTAATTTTTTTATTTTTACTATCATATATATTAAGCCTCACATGATGAACAGGTTAAAATACTACGAGCTAATTCTTGAGCTGGATTTGATGATCTTTGGTAATAAAAAGTTTTAATACCATTTTGCCAGCCATAAATTAATAATTCACTAACTTCTTTAGCTGAGCAATTTGGTGGTATCATTAAATTTAAAGATATGGATTGATCGATATATTTTTGTCTTTGAATATTTTGTATTACAATTTCTTTTTGACTAATCTCACCAAAAGTTTTAAAAATATCTTTTTCTTCTTTGGATAGGAAAGATAAGTGTTGTACTGATCCTCCTCTAATTAAAATATCTTTCCAAACTTCTTCATTATTTTGATTTTTATCTTTTAATAGGTTTATTAAATATGGATTTTTATATGTAAAATTTCCTTTTGCTAATTTTTTGACAAAATAATTAGAGTTTAAAGGCTCTATTGATGGACTTACTTGTCCTAAAATAAAAGAACTTGATGTTGTGGGTGCTACAGCGAGAGTAGTTACATTTCTACGACCATAGCCCTTTAATAGTTCTGGTTCGCCGAATAAAGAAGCTAATTCTTTGGAAGCATTATCCGCTTTTGATCTTATAGTTTTCCAAATTTCACTATTTAACAATTTTGCATTCATTGACTCAAAGGAGATCATTTTTGATTGCAGTAGAGAATGCCATCCTAGTACTCCCATTCCGAGCGCTCTTTGATTTTTAGCAAAATTATAGGCGGTTTCCATAAATTTAATATTTTGAGTTTTTCTGATAAATTCTTCATTTACAGCGTCCAAAAAATATATCAGTGTTTCTATAGCGTCTGTTTCTTTTATTTCATCCCAATTTAGTAGATTTAATGAAGATAATACACAAACAAAAGAATTATTTTCATCAGAGAATAATGTGATTTCAGAGCAGAGATTAGAATTTTTAATTTTTAGGTTATTGTCCTTATATATTGTTGGGGCATTATCATTGACATTATCAATAAAAACAATATAAGGGTATCCTGTTTCGAATCTTTTTTGAATAATTTTTGCCCATATTTTTCTTTTATCAATATCTCCATCTATCATACTTTGCATCCAACTATTAGTAATAGTGATGCCAATACTCATATTTTGAATACTATGTCCTTCAGATCTTATTTGTAAAAATTCTTCTATATCCTTATGTTCAACTGGTAAATAGGCCGCAAAAGATCCTCTTCTAGCAGATCCTTGTGAAACAACATCTGCAACTTTATCAAATAATTCCATAAAATGAACTGGCCCACTAGATTCTCCGCCTACACTTATATTAGCTCCGCGTGGTCTTAAATCTCCAAAGAATCCAGATGTACCACCCCCCAATTTACTCATCATGCCCACTTCTGCTACCTTATATAAGATGCTTTCCATAGTATCTGCAATATAACTAGAAAAACAGCTAACGGGTAATCCTCTATCGTTACCAAAATTAGTCCATACTGGAGTAGCTAACGAATAAAAGCCTCTACTCATATAGTTTTCAAATTTGTCGGCAAAACCAGATATTCCTAAAATATTTTCAGCAGTATCTGCTATTTGTCTAATTCTGGTTTCTGGTGTAATATTTGAGTTTAAATATCCTCTTTCTAAGAATAAACGACTATGCTTATTGAGCCAATAATATTTTTGTTGGGTCATTACAAATTATCCTTTATATTTTTTAACAGAGATTATTATGTTTATTTAGAGAGGTTTTAAATAATAGATACTAAAATAGATCTTCTACGTCAAAACTTTGAGAATGTTTAGCATACTCCACCGGTCTACTATGAAAAAAATCAGTCATATTGTTACCCAGTATTTGTTCTTCAAACCATCTAGTTTCTGAAATCATATCTTGGTTAATATCAAATATTTTATCATAATTGATTTGTTTTAAAGACTCATTCATTCTATACTTAATAAACTCTTTCAATAAGTCTGTATTTAATTTTTCATGATAAAAACCATTCATAATCCATTCAATGATTTGACATTCATATTTTATTGCGTCCTTAGCTTCATGGATTATTTTCTTCTTGAGTTCATCATCAAATAGTTCTGGATATTCTTCTCTAATAGTGTTAATAATTTTAATACCTATAATAGCATGAAGATTTTCTTCACGAGAAGTATATTCTACTTGTTTATTTGTGTCTTTTAACACATTTTTGAACCTGCCAAACCAACTAATAATATAAAACTGCGAAAATAAAGCTATGTTTTCTACAAATAGAGTAAAAAGTATTAATGAATAAATAAATTGTTTTTTATTATTCTCATGAAATTTATGTAAATGTTTGCGTAAATAGTTTACCCTGCCTTGTATAATATCTAGTTTAAGAATTTCATCAAAACTATCATTAATCCCCAAAACCTCTAATAGTCTTTCATAAGCATCCCCATGAATTACTTCTGTGTTTGCCATAACATACCCCATATCATTGATAGAAGGATGAGGTAGATTGTCTCCTAATTTAGCCCAAAATTTCTTAACTGATATTTCTAGTTGGCCTATAGTAGATAATGCTCTTATGATAATTTCTTTTTCTTGGTCATTAAGATTAACTTTAAAGTCTTGAATATCACTTTGAAAATTAAACTCTCTATCTGTCCAAAAGCCATTGTGCATAGCTTCTATGAAGTTTTGTGTCCAAGGATAACAATCAGGTTTTCTTGTTATTTGTTCATTAAATATCATAATATTTTTCTCTTATTTTTTGTGTAAAATAGCCAATAGTCCTATTATTAGTAATCCAACAAATTGTGGTCCAAGTAAATCAAAGTTTTTGGAAAAACAATACCAATAAAAGTAATTTAATATACTAATATAGAACCATAGTAGCATCATAATACACCACCCAAAGTCTTAAGCCATGTTAAATCGGGATCAATTTTAGAAATTTTTATACCACTCATATTAACGAATAAATCAAATCTTTTTTGAGCTTCTTCATCGAATAAATGAGTTCCATGATCATTAATCATATAGATAGTACGCACACCTTCCTGCCACAATGAAATAGTACAATCATTACAACATTGACCAGTAACATAGGCTATACCATTATCTGGTCTAACTACACAATTAGATAGAGCATTTCGTTCACTATGCACCATCCATGGATATTTATCTGGTCTATTTAAAGGCAATTTTGAATCATCTAGTCCTCTGGGAAAACCATTATATCCTACTCCTAAAATTCTATTATTTTGATCTGTTATTACACATCCATGTTGGGTATGAATATCATGACTTCTTTGAGAAACAACTTTAGCTATACCCAAAAAATAATCTGTCCAATTAGGTCTCATAAATAAAATAAATCCTTTTATATTTTTTTATATATCTGATTCTAATCCCTGTATGGAATTATATGTCTTCTAACAAAAAGTAAATTAAAGAAAAAACCACAAAAAGCACTTAAAATATTACTAATACCAAAAATAACATAATCTTCTAAAGGATTTAATACTAAAGTCAAACAAAGACTAATCCAAAAACTAGAACATTCATGGCACAGTAAAGGTTTATGCAAATAGGGTATTTTTGCTATGTAGTTTCTTAATGGTACAGATATCTCTGTGTCATTCCAAGCATAACATATTCCTAAACTAGTGATAATATAACTAAATAATTGTATCATAGAAAATACACAGTTAATGAATCTTCTTTTTCTACTATGCTAAAAGTATGAAAAACTTTTCCTATTAAAGATTTAGCAAAATTTTGCCAAGCTTCTTCTCCTTTTGGCACGGAAAAAATTTTACCACTATATGTGGTAGATAGTCTATTATGACTGGTGGTAATAAGCTCTTCATTAAAACTATTATAGTTATCTATATATTTATCTAGAATATCTGGAATAGAAGTTAGCTTGTCAAAGAAAAATTTAAAAACCCTACCGCGACATGAACAATTAGGATTATTTCTAAAAGTTATTAAGTCTGCCAATATTTCTGGAAAATCAACCTTAAGTCTTTCAAAAGTTTTATCGTTTTTTAAAAGTAAAGGTATAGCGTCAAGATAATTATATACATTAATAATCATCAAATTACCTCCTGTTTTCAAAAATATGCATTGATCTGATAGAGTATTCTATCGCAAGACCTCTGTATTAGCAAAAAAAATTTTTAATCACGAGGCATTTAACACTATTTAGTGCTGTTTAATTTATTATACAGAACTATTGTTAGAACGGATCCGGCTACTCCCATAAATATACCGGCAGGTTCGATACTTTGATACTCTCCAAGCATATAGCAGATAGACCCTCCTATATACGATCCAGTGATCCCTAGAGCCACCGTTTTTAAAAATCCGAAGTTCTCTTCACCGGGGACGATACTTTTAGCTATGCTACCAACAAAAATACCATATACACACCAGACTAGTATATTAAACATGAGCAGCCTCCACTAAGGTAATAATTTCATCATCCGTGAGAGTCTCTCCTGTGTCTAACAAAGCAGATAAAATTGAAAAAGAATATTTTTCATAATCTTCTTTCTTCATTTCTCTACGTAATATTTTTTTAATTCTCATTTTTGTAAACCAACCACGATTTTTACTAAAAGTCTTTAATTGTTCTCCATACAAATTATACTTATCATTTGATGAAGATGAAGAAGATACTTTATTTTTATTACATTCTTGAAGAATTCTAACACAAGTTAATATAATACTTATTATCATGAGTATAGTTACTATAGCAAAACCGTAGTTATCTTCTTTTGGTAATTTGGTTTTTTCTAAAATTTTAATTGCTATTGCTTTTAATTCTTCATTATCTGCCATAACTATCTCCTAATTATGGTCGATGGTTTACATTTATTATCGTGACATTTTGGTGTTTGTTGATCTGAATGTGGTTGAACAGAAATAATAGGTCCAATAGATATTGAACCTTTATCATTTTCACAATATGTACATTCAATTTTTTTAATACCATCTCCACTCATGTACCATCCTTTTCCTTTGCATACTGGACAATCTTTACGTTTATATTTTTTTGTTACTTCTTGGATATGTTTAGCATTTATAATACCACCAGCAACCACAACCGGAGCTGTTGTGGATCCATAATAATGTGATTGACCAAATAGTATTGAAACACATACTAATCCAATATAATATTTGTTCATTTTTTTCTCCATGGTAGAGGTACTATGTTAGCAATAGTATCGACTACTTTTTTAAGTGGCCTAACTCTTGGTATCTTTTTAGGTTCAATTTTTGGATTATCTTTTTTTTGAAATTTATCAAATATATTAGCTAATCTTTCTAATACACTAATAATTAGATTAACTAATGCTCTAATTTCTAATTTTTGTTTGATATTCATAAATAATCTTCAAAACCATAAGAAGGTAATTTTTGTAATGGAAAACCATCAAAACTGCTAATAGCAAATGCTCCATTTTGTTTTATCATTATTTCAGCAACATCGCTATGAATTAAAAATGAACCGTTCGGTAATGGACCCCATTCAGGATGTCCTCCAGAGTTCCAATTTCCCCAACTGTTACATATAAGGAAACTTAAATCTGATCCAGTATCATCACAGGCAGTCCAGCTCATCGCGTGAAGCCATTCTCCTTGTGGTTTAGCAAAACCTTTTTTATCTCTTACACTACTAAATCCTTGATTACTACATACAGATAATCCATAACCATTAGCTAGAGCATCTCTTGCTTCTTCTACTGTTCTTATTAAACTTGCGGTTTTCATTTGATGGTCATTAGCCAGATCTAAAACTTTATCTGGTAATCCTCGTCCTCCCCAACCAGCACCAAGATTTCCATCATATTTACTAAAGTCAGCAATTCCAGGATAATTTTTTCTAACTATGATCCCTCCAACTTTGGTAACAAATTCTACTGTTCTAGCACAACTAGATCCTTCTCCTCCATGTCCTCTTTGACCATATATAGCTTCTGTTGCTCCTCTTGCTATCCACGCTTCACGTTCTCCTTTTACGTCTATCTCTACTGCTCTACTAATATCACAAGCATTTCTAGTAGAATGACTAGTACAATCACCCAAAGTTTGGCGTTCTGTAAAAGCTCCTCCATCAAGTTTTAAATAAGAAAGATATGGTCTGCTTAATTGTCCTTTACCAGTATTTTTAATTTTCTTTGCTCCATCTGCAAAGTAAGCATATTTAGCATTTTCCATAAAATAATCGAATACATGAGGCTCATAGACACATCCAGCAAATCCATTTTTATATTTTTCATATAGTTCTTTTGGAGATAGTCTTGGCATTATTTTGATCCCAGGTTACAAGCCCATGCCAAAGCATTAAAACCATTAACAGCTTTAGCTCTGAGTTCTTTGGATAATAAAATTTGATCGTCTCCAATAGCATAGACTATAACGTCTTTAGCTTCTTTCGCTAAATTAGGATATTTACCTTTTAGATCCAATCTCAACATTATGCCTGTTAAACTATTTGCTTGACGAATTTCTTCTGTATTTTTGATTACTTCATCGTCACCATCTAATTCAACAAGCTTAGCTATATCAATATATAAATCTCTTAATCTTTTAGCATCATTTTTAGCATGTGATGTTTGGAGTAAAGAGGCAACATCCATAGCCTCTTTTTTAAGAGTTTCATCAACTGGTTCTGGCAACTCCATTATATCAACATTAACAGGTTTAACTGGCAAGATATTTAAATTATTAAAATCTAGTCTGATTAAACCTATTACTACTAATAATCCACCAATAGTTAATAAGATATTATTAAAAAAATTATTATTTTTCATACTACTTTATCCTGTTTTTTAGAGCATACATTTGGACTTAAAAATGGAAACATTTGATCTGCAACCTTAACAGCTTCTGAGCATTCACTCAATTCGGCTAAATCTCTAGTTTGTTTCCAAGATGCTACTAATTTAAAAAATATATCATCACTATCTAGTGGTGTTGCTGGAATTGCTGGGGTTGTTGGGACAAAGGTGTCTGTTAGAGTATCGTTGGGGACTACAGATTTTTCTCCTTTGATTTTATTTATTAAACTCGATAATACTTCTTGAACTGGACTTAGTTTATCTTTAAATAAAACCCATAATACTAATCCTGCTCCAGCATAAAGTGCTAAATTTAATGTGCTAAGTTTGCTACTAAATTCTTGAAAACTCTCTGTAAAATTCATAATATTCCTCTATATTTAATTTGTTTATTTGGATGTGTTTGTGTTAGGATCAACAAAAATTCCAGAATCTCTAAAGGTTGTTACCAAAGCATCTATTGAAGTACTTATCAATAGCATAAGAAGTTGTTTCACATACTTTTGTATAATAGGTTGTAAAATTTTTGGAACAAATGGAAAATCTATTATTGTGAATATTTGATCATAAAATTTACTAATCATAGCTAATGCTAATGTTTTTTTATCAGCTCCGGCTAAATTAGGATTATTATTTTCAATATTTTGGATAATTTCTGATATTGCTAGTTGTAGAATATGCCAAGCTTGTGCTAATGCTATATTTCTATTGTTGTTATTCAATAAGATTTTAAATTTATCAACTAATAGATTTATATTATTTATTGACAGATTCAATTGTGGCATTATTTTTTCCTTTATTTATTTTACGTTTTTTAGGTTTTGAACTTTTTCTATTTATTCGTTTTCTTTCTTGCTCAGTAGCAGTGCTCCACCATAACTTTTTAAGTTCTGTTCTACCTTTTATATATTTAAATAGAACTGTTAATTGTCCTACTATTAGAATTGTAGCTTCTAGTCCCTTACTAGTTTCTTGAATTAAATCTTCTTTTTGACTATTACTATCTAATAATCCACAAAGATATAAACCACTAAAAACAAAACTAACCATTGTAAACCAAAATTCACTAGTCTTATAGCCTGGCTTAACCATTTTAAGATCCTATAATTAACCGCTCACTGTTGGTAATAATTGCACAAAAATACCATTATAGAATCTATTATCATATTTTGCTTCAATATCTGTTATAGTAGGTTTATTATTAACATAAGTATTAATTAATTGAGTATCTCCAAGCTCATTGCATGTGACAATAGATGTACCATTTTTAATTAAATTACCAGAAATAGCAACTGATATATCTTTATTCATTTTTACCTTTCTATTCTATCTTCTAATGCTTTTAAAGTATTACCTAAAGTAGCAATTTGTATTTTAAGCTCTGTCATTACATCAGTATTTCTTTGTAACGCCAAAGCAAAAGCAGCTTGATTTTCTTTATTACTATTAAGTCTTTCCATAATAAATTGACGATCATTAACATATGGTGATTGTGTTTCAATCATGGCCAAAACTTCTGCTTTTGTTACCATGTTTTTTCCTATAGTAATCCAGAAGCCAATCATTGTTATAATGATGCCTATACTAGTGGTTGCTATATTTTCCCAAAAATGTATAATTGTTTCGCTCATAATTTAATCTCATAAATTTGTATTCTAAAAAAGCCAATGAAACAACTTCATTGGCTTTTAAAGGCATTAACTTAATATAAAACTAATAAATACTAGAATAGTATTAAAAATCAGTTTTCTTTGCATAATTTTTAGTAAATGGTACGGGATTCCCAATCTTGTAAACTAATTGACCAGGAACAGCGGCTGTAGGACTAGCTGCAGTATCTGTACCAAAAGAATCTACTGCTACTGTTGGACTGGATGTAAATAAACCATTATAAATATTAAAATTACCATTTCTGATAGATGTAGCAGAACGTCTTGTTCTAACACTTTCAGTTTTATTAACTGTTCTTCTTTCATTAGGATTGGAAGAACCGCTTCTTAAGAACGTGTTAGAAATTCCAGCTAAAGATGTTGTATATCTAATAGCTACTGGATGAGCATCATTATAAGCAAAAGTACCACCGTTTGCAGGGTCAGTATTAGTTCCATTTATTACTGTTGATGCAAATGAACTGGAGTAGTATGAAGCAGCTTTTTGGGTTTGAACAACGCCACTAGCTGCTGAACCAGCTGCTAATATAGTACCGCCTTTATTTTTTGTTGATGTTAATGTTACTGCTGATCCATTTGATTGAACTGTGGCCATATTTTATATCTCCCATAATATTAAGAGGGGTAACTAATATATAGTTACACCAAATTATTTGAGATTATACTTTAAAAAATTTTTAAGAGTATGAATAGAGGTCATTCTAATACCAAAAATATTAGCCTTATTAAGCATGTTAAAATGATTATCATTCCAACAATTACCAGTACAAAAAATTTCTAAATTTTTCGAATTCTGATGTAAAAAAGATACAGCTATGATATTATCGGCTAAATTATCTATAAAAAATCCCGTTGATGGAAAAATTTGTTTAATATTGAAGTCTTCCAAAATTTCACATATTTTTTTTAGACAATGATGATCAAATACTCTATATTCTAGTATATATCTTATACCTATATTATTATTTTTACATAGTTCAGTATTAAATTTTAAATCTTCTCTTATTTTATCGTATTTTCTATTTGATAGTAAATTTTGTGGAATAACAATATCAACAATATCTGCTCCTATTTTTGAGGCCTGATCTATTGCCATTAATCGAGTTTTACTATCAGATATACCAAGAGGATAGTCTATCATACAAGAAACCAGTGTTTGTTTTTGATCAATTATTCCTTTAATAGTTTTGATCAAATAATATGGTGCTGTTATAGTTGAAACTTTATTGGTCGAATTTATTTCTTTTAAAAGATCTTTAACTTGAGCATCAGTAATATCTATATTAACTATTTGGTAGTCTATTTGCATTATATTTTTTTCATATGAGTTTTAATATAATCAATATTTGGAAATTTTTTACTACCCAAAAGACCATCAGCAAACCCATAATCTACCGCCTCATTAGCTGTAAGTATCCAATCTAATTTATTGGCTAATTGAGACGTAATATGCTTACGCACCATCAGTTTTTTCCAATTTTTTTGCTTACACATACTACTATTCATACACCTTTCAGTAAATATTTCTATCATCTTATCACATTCTTGTTCATTCCATTTAATAGAACTAGCAGCGGCTTTTGAGTGTTCTTCATTTATACTAAAAGACCCATAATGTATCATCATATTAGTATTTGTGGTCAATATTCTTAAATGCGCAGCTTGCAACAATACGCTACTTGAAGATTCTGCTTTAGCATATGCTATAATGCAGATTTTACTTTTTGAACTTTTAATAGCATCATACATACCTAAACAGTCTTGCCAAGCACCGCCGGGTAGATGCATATGTACTAAGATTGGTTCTAAAGAAATAAGATTTAGGTATCTTAAATTTTTCTCAAACATAACAGCACTACGGTAATCTACTCCTCCTTCTTCTTCATTATCAGAAAGATAAGAATGAAGATATATTTCTCTATTTGCCGTATCTATATTATAGTCATGTATATCAGATAAGTTAGGAGAGTTTATCGAGTTCTTGCTCATCTAAATACCTACAAATATTATCTTGAATTCTAACCATAGTTTCTGAAGCCCCAAAACACTTACCTATAGCAATTCTAAAACGATATCTAGTAAAAATATCAAGAGCTTCTACTCCATCAGTATCTTCTATTATTTTAGTTATATTTACTGTTATATCAAAATTTGTATGGCCTATCCAAAAATTAAAAATTTTACTAGAAGCAGTATGTTCATTATATGGTATAAGACCCATAGGAGAAGCGATCACTTTAATAGTTTGTTTGTTAATTAAATGATCATCGCTATCATCTATATCTTCTGAATCATCATAATCAATATTAGTTTTTTTATTTATATTATTTTGTTTGATATATTCATTCGAAGATATATTTGGATTAGTGTTCTCATAGTCTAAAAAAGACGACTCTTCTACATCTTGTCCAAATGGATCGATCCATTTTTGCCATATTATGCTATATTTTTCATGAACCATAATTAATTTATCGCTTATTATTAGTTATAAAAACTTCGGTAGGGCGTACTTTTGGACCCGATATATTATTATTTTTTATCTGATCAGCAATCAATGATGCCCAACTCATTAAACTAGCTTGGATATATTCTGACTGTTCAGGATTTTTATGGTTCATATCTGTAATGATATTTAATATGTTATTTTCATAAACACCATTATTTATCATAAATAACATTTTACCAAAACTATCAGACGATGGTAAATTTTGATTATTAAATTTAATTTTTATTATAGTTCTATCCCATTCATCTATAATAAAACTAATACTATTTTCTATTTTATCTTCTGGTTCTTCTGGTTCTTGTGGTTCTTGTGGTTTTTGTGATACCTTAGAAGATTTATCGTCTGTAAAAATACTTATAAAGTTATTTAATAAATTTTTTATCATAGTTTTTGAATTACATTAAAAATTAGATTAGAATATTTATTTGGTTTAGTATATTCAAATGAAATCCAATAAGAAGAAATAATTGTTTCATGATAATCTACAAGAAAACCATAAACAGTATTAATAGTTGTATCCGAACTTTCTATATTATCTGAGTTTAAACAAATAATTTGAGGAATTAATGATAAATTATTATCTGATATTTTTAATTCTTTTAGATAGTTAATTAGAGCTTGGTTAATATTATTTTTATTATCAGAATTAACAGAAATTTTAGGTAAAATGATATCGTCTTGATTTAGAGACAATATATATTTTTTATTTTTAGGTATATCCGTAGATAATACTACGCAATAACAGTCTATATCAAATTTATTCATAGCATATGTCCTTAATAATATTAATTGCCTTATTTAGGCCCTGTCTTACAGCCTCTCTAGTTATATTATATTTTTTGCCAATCTGTTCAAAAGTTTGATTTTCAAAATAATACAGTTTAATATAGTCTCTTTGTCTATCTGTTAGTATCGTAGAATTTAATAATTCTTTGATAGTAGAGATAAGATTATTTTCTTCTTCTTGCGCCATTAATATATTCTCTGGCGGCTCACAGCTCATATTTTCTATTAACTCATGAATAGATATATCACTATGGGATGAGTCTATATCGTTTTGGTAATCTAAAGAATAGACTTTCTTTTTCTTTATCTTATTCTTATGATCATAATTTTTAGTAATATATGTTTTTATGGCCCATATTGCACACTGATTACGATATGAGTATTTTGTCTTTTTAGTTTTTTGTTCATTTTCATAGTTTTCATCCCATCTCCAATCAGCCATCATAATAGCATTAGCAATACTAGAAATAGCCTCTTCATCTTTTAGCATTTTTGATGCTAGTCCACTATATATAGTATTTGCAAATTTAGAAATAGCTTTTTTTGCTAATAATAAATAAGTTTCTAATGAATCAAATTTAATATTTTCATGATTTTTATATTCAATTTTTTGATTACCAATACCGCTTAATTGTAAAAACATATTTTTCCTAATCCTTTTAGTAAAGTCCTAATATCCGGTAAATAATAAATCTATCTATTCTCTAAAATACTAACTAGCTAATTTAAGTCTATTTTTGAGCTTCCTTAAAAGCTTTTGGATCGGGCCTGTCACTATCTCCGGGTTTAGCGGGTTTATAGTTTTTACCCTCTCTTTGTTTCTTTTTTCTAATATTTTCCCATAGTCCCGGTTTATGTGAAGCCGGTAAAGTTGGTTGACTATCGGTTGGTGCAGAAGTGTTGTTGTCGTTGGTGGTTGGAGTGTTTATGGTTTCATTTTCTTTTTCTTCGTTCTCTTCATTAGTCTCATCATGATCTTCGATATTTTCATTATGAGGAATGGGGTTTTGAAGAACTATTGTTGATGGTCTTAATACTGGTAAAAATCTATATGATAGATTTATGGGTTTTTTAACTGTTAAGTGTTTCTTTCTAGGATGTTTAATTTCTTTTCTGAACGCTTCTGTTGTATCGTCATCGTCATACTGATCGAAAAACATGACAAAATCATAGATGGTTCTTATGTAATCTTCTGTAACCGCGATTTTACTTTGTAACCATGGTTCTGTCAAATTTTCTTGTACGGTTGGATCGTCTAAAGAATTTAATAACTGTTGACCATATACTACTATAGCTTTAATAGACGAAATACTCATGTTATAAAAATCTTGTTTATAGTCGTCTATGGTACTTTCATCTGTAGATTCTTCGTCATTAGCATCCATTTCTTCAACATCATGTATACTATCTATATTATCTGGATTAATAGGTAGATCTGACACTAAGTAATTAGAATCTTCCATAGTATCATTAATCATCATCATTGGTTCTAATTCTTGAACCGATGGGAAAATACTAATACCAGACAATTGAACTTCTGTCTTTTTAAGAATATCTCCTTTATCCCAACTAGGACCACTATTTGTGGTTTTATATACCACTACATTGCCCATATTATCTGGTAGTGGTTCCAATTTTTCAACTACCCCTTCGCTACCATAATGAGTACATGAAGTATTAATATTTTTAACTTTATCTCCTGGATTAATCATAAAACTTTGTGCTTTATGAAATTCTCTTAATTTTTCAAATACTAATTGATCAATTTGATCAGATGGTGAAACATGTTTTATTTCATCCTGTGGTAGTTCTACTACTGTTTGTATTTTAGCTTTTATTCCAAGTTTTTCTTTACTGGCTTCTGGTAAAGCATCAACGAATTCTGATCCTTTCTTTTTGCAAAAATTATATAGTTTATGTAGAAAAGCATCGTATGATATCTTGCCACTCATTCTGCCATAATTACTAATAGCATCTTTGACATCGGCTGGAGAAACAATAGGAAATGATTTAGTTTCAGGAAATAAAAAATCACTATGTTTAAGTTCGCTTCTTTTCTTACCTTCATAAGTTTTTTGTGAAGCTGCGGATAGTTCTTGTTTAATACTATTTAATATTTCATGAATTCTATACATTTTATGTCTCTTTATTTATTATTTTTATAGATTTATGCTTGAATGCTAAGAAAGTTGTCTAATCCCATCTGTTCAATTAGTTTAAGATATCCACTATATAGTATAATGCCATCTTCACTACCTTGTAGTAATGGAATCATAACATTTGCTGTAATTTCATCTCCAACAGATCTAGCAGCAGATATTGTTGCTCTTTCTGCTTTTGATGCCTCTTGAACAGAATCTAAATTATATTGTATCATAGCTATCATATCATGTCTTTTCCAAACCGGGGGTTGAACAACTAATGGTTGATAATCAGCATCAAAAAATTCTAATCTAGTTAAATTAATCATAGCATGTTGATGCTCTTGCAAAGCGTCTGCTTTTATTACTTCGGCTAATTTAGCATATCCCCATCTTTCTAAATGTACCGCTTGAGCTGAAAGAGCTGTTGTTTGTTGCCAGTGGATATTTAAAGATTTTTTAAGTAATTCGATAACGTCAGTATTGACATAATTCTTAGCCTCTTGATCTGATAGAAGCTGTTTGTGGTCGATTGCCTCGTCTGCCATGATTTTTACATTTTCATTAAAAGATTTTTTAGATTGTTCTTGTAGTAATAGTTCATTGATAGTATGATTATTATTTGACATTATAATTCCTTATGTTAAATCAGATACATTTGTTGTTGACCACATTTTGCATGACCAATAATTTGGTTTCCATTTTGGACCAGGATTATCGCAATGATGCCTAGCTCTATAAGATTTTCTTCTTTCAGGATCGTCTCTTTTGATTTCCATATTAGGGTCACCGAAGTTTACCTTAACAATATTACCTTTATCATTTTTTACATATACAGAAAACTTTTTAGGACCGCTCGGTGTTCTGAAAGGCTTATTGAGCTTTACTTTTTTATTTTTTTCTGCGGCAATAATTTTATCTTCATCGTCATATATTTCAGTAGCATCAACCTCCCAAATAAATTCATCCCAGTTATCATCCCATTTACAATTACTAGCTAATAAATTATTGTGAACTTCTTGTATTAAAGAAGATTTTTCTTTTTTATCTTTAATGCTTTCAGATAAGCAAATAGCTACTCTTTGTTTGGTATTTGGATATTCCTTTTTCATTATATCGTCACTCATACAACGAGAAACATATTTTTGTTTATCTTCATTTTTTTCTGGTTTTGGTATTGGCATTTTATTACTTCTTAAAAAATAGTAGACGAAATAATATTTGCAGTATTAGTCCAGCTATATTTTTCAGCTGTAGCTAATCCTTGTGGATTTGATCTAATATTATCATTATACACTTTTTTCATATAATATACTGTTTGTTCTAATTGGTCATTTCCTAATTTGGCCCAATTACCTTGACCATTAAACCATTTGTTATCGTATGCTGGTTCTTTTTCTTCAATATAAACTAAGTAACTATTATTTTCATTACAATATTCTGTATGAGCAGAGTAGAATGTTGTTATAATTGGTTTATTCATAGCCATACATTCAATAATTTCATTATTCCATCCCTCTGCTCTTGATAAAAATACTCCACAATCACCATGATTAATAAAAGATGCCAAATCATATTGTGTTTCAACCCTGTTAAACACTTTAATTTTTGAAGATAATTTACTATTATCCGCTAATTTTAGCCAATTTTGTTCTTCTTCTTTGTTAAGAAATGGATTATATGGCATTAGCCAAAGTTCAACATTATCATTAATATCAAAAGTAGTTTCAAAAGCTTTAATTAAAAAGTCTTGACTTTTTCTTTTTTCCCATTTTCCTATATGAAAAAAAATATACGGTTGATTTTCTAGTTTAATTTTAGACGATTGTTTAAATATGGAGGTATCAACGCCTAACGGAGCCACAGTTATACTTTTGTATATACCATTATGAATTAAAATATTTTTCCCCCATTCAGATGCTACAAATAAATGATCTGGATAATTTAGATGATGTTTCTCTAGTTCGGAAAAGGTGTCTAGTTCAAAAAATGGAAAAGCATAATATTTACCTTTTCCTATACTAGATGCCAAATCATTTTGATGCCATATTTTTAGACAAGGAGCGGTATATTCAAAATGTTGATTATTTTGTAAGCATTGTTGTAGTAATAGTTTTTCATCATCAGAATTAAATGTCATATTATTACCAACAGGAAACAATGCAATATTTTCATTTATTTTAAATAGTTCTTTTAGAATATTTAAGGAAGTAATTCCGTATCCAGTACCTCCGATTGGGCAATTGATATTTAAATTTTTCATTTTTCATGAATCCTATTGTGGGTATTGTTTACCATAATAAATGTTGTTTTTTTACCAAAATCCTTGATCTTAGAAGCTCCTATATAAGTGCAAGCGCTACGCATACCTCCAAAAATATCTTGAAGAATATCTTTTACTGGTCCTTTAAAGGGAACCTGAACACATCTTCCCTCACTAGTTCTATAATTAGCAACACCATTATGATGTTTTTCCATAGCTTCTTTACTACTCATACCATAAAATTTAAGTCTAACTTTTCTTTTTGGCCCACCCATGCCGGGATCTATTGATTGCCAAAAGGGTTCAGCATTGGTAACATCAAAACCAGCTTGGTATTCATAATCCCATTCTCCTTCACATTCATCACAACCGGCGAAGAAATTGCCACACATTACAAAATCTGCATTAGCGCCAAAGATTTTACAAACATCTCCAACGTGTTTACATCCTCCGTCTCCGCAAATATGTCCACCAAGACCGTGCGCCGCATCAGAGCATTCCAGACAAGCAGAGATTTGACCATAACCCACGCCTGTTTTTAATCTTGTGGTACAAACAGATCCTGGGCCTATACCAACTTTGACTATATCAACTTTACCGTGAAGTATAAGTTCCTCTACCATTTCTTGGGTGACTACATTGCCCGCCATAATAATAATTTCTTCGTAAAGTTTACGGATATGAGCAACTGTTTTTACAAATTTTTCGCTATAGCCATTTGCTACATCAACGCAAACATTTGGTAAAGAAAACCCTTTATTTTTTAAGGTATTAAATACGTGTATCAATTTATCTATATCTGACGTTGATGTGCCAGTAGAATAAAAACATAATTCTTTATGAAGACTGACACCGCTTTCTGAATAATATTCGATTAGTTGTTCTGGACTATAGTGTTTATGTAGTGCTACTATTGCTTTATGATTGCATACCTGATTAGCCATATTAAAAGTACCAGTAGTATCCATATTGGCAACAATTACTGGAATAGCAGAGATTTTTCGTGGAGAATGAACAAAATGAAAATCTCTAATTATATTGACTTCTGATCTACTGGATAAGTTGGATCTTTTGGGCCTTATAAGAACATCGTCAAAATCTAATTTAAGATCTGTTATAATTTTTTGCATATTTAATTATTTTTGTGATGTAGGTCTGTTTTTGTTTTATCTGTAAAATAATAACTACCATAACTTAGAAAGATTTCTTCATTTTTTTTTATAGGCTGCACAGCTATAACATCTGCAAATAACTGAGAATAATTAAATCTCCACTTTGCATTAGGATTATCTTGATGATTGTACATCATACCATAGCCAAGCACCATGTGCATAATCATTCCGTGTTTTTGGCATTCACTACATTTACATGGTGGTTGAGCATATAGATAATTAAAAATTTGAGGGTCTAGCTGATACTTGGATCTATATTCCATTTGTATCATAGGACATCTTTCTATTACTTCGCCTACATTGATATTTTGAGTGGAAAAAACTCCTCTACCATGAACAAGAGAATTTCCTAATATAACTTTATTATTAGGTAAAAAATCTAATTTGGTAGAATCATCTGGTCTTACATAATGTTCCATAAAAAGCCATTTGTTTGTTTTATATTTTACTTTACACTATCTATAAATTAAAAAAATACCATCTCTTATATGTTTCTATATGATCTGATTTATCTATATAATTTAAATACTCTTTTATATCTGACCAATCAGAAAAAATCATTTGATGAGGTATAGTACCAAATAGCCAGTCTGGAGTTTGATCTTTGCCTTGTTCCATATGTATTATAATCGGTTTTTTTTGTCTATTAGCCCAGAATATTTCTTCTAAAGTTCCGCATGGATGGGTATTAATATCTAAATTAACTATTAAAAAATCACTAATATCTACCATTCTTAAATCGACTGCTCTTATAGTTTTCATAAGAGATGATAGTTCGTGATACCTATGTTCTTTTTTAAGATTAGATTTAATTTCATGGGTATTATTATCTTCTAATCCAATATCCGTAGGTTTATTAATAGGATTTAAAACAATAATCCCCATATTTTCTAAAAATGGAGTAATTGTCTCTCTCCATCCTGAACCTCTATCTGGAACCCTGTCCATAGCTCCTGCTAAATATACTCTTTGATTTTTTAGTCTGTTCATAATATAAAAATTTAGTATATAGTAAAATAGATTGAAATATTAAAAATATTTTGTGTCGAAAAAATATTCTATTAAATTTGTACAAGTTGGTGCTGTAGGTAATTCGCCTTTTGAGGTCTTATAAATTACCATTAACCCTTTAAAAATGCCTATTAAAATAGCTAATGAAAAAATAAATACCATAATAATCAGAATAAATGTTTGTTAGATGGAGTCCCATAGTCATTATAACCAAATTCTACAAAAGAGGAATCTGGTATTTTTAGACTTGATCGTTTTCTATCATTTTTAGAACTTTTTTCATTACCGCAGCCCTATCCAAAAACATTGTAGCGTGAAAAAATCTGCATTCTTTAGGTATTTGTCTATGATCATGAATATGTGGATTCCATATATAATCTAGTTTAGTCCAAGGTATATTAAAATTTTCTGGCATTATTATATTATTACTACCGCTATCAATTCCTAATAAATGTAACATAGCGTCTTGTTCCCACCAACCGTCACTTCGAGGTAGACTATTATATTGCCATAGTTCATGAAACCATTCTAAACATTTTTTATCTAAAACCCAAACACCACAATTAGGTACGCTGCCTATAGGAACTTCATGAACAACCATACCCACATGAGAATTATATTCTAAATCATTCATAATATCTTTATCAAATCGACATATAACCACATCAGCATCTATCCATAGTACTCTATCATACACATTAAATAATTTTATAATTAGTTCTATTTTCCACCATGAATAATGTCTTTTTTTTGTTTTATTACTGAAGAAAGACTCATTTGGTATAAATAAGTCATAATCGTGTAATGATGCATATTTTTGAAGTGTTGGTATGGATATGTTTAGTAGTTCATTTTGACTACCAAAACCAAAAGAAGTTAATACTTTTTTCATTTTATGCTTATCTCTTTAAGAAATTGTAAATAGTATTCATGGATCATAGGATTATTTACCCATGATGATTTTATGCCATAGTTTGTAAAATGAAAGAATATTGGCTCATATTCCTCATTAATTAACCATTTATTATTTACTCGATTAATAATATTTGTAGATACATTCCATTCCGCTATATTACATCCTCTATGTTTACAGATATGTACTATATCAGAAAATTCTAAACACATAATATCTAAATATTTTTGATCATAATAAAGACCCTGATAAAGATTTTTTTCGCAATTCCAGGATACGACATTATTCCACCAATTCAAAGCTGGTAAACCATTTTTTGTTGCTGCTATGAATCCAGCATTGAAAAAACCGTCCTGAAATAAAGCTAAAAATTGATTATCTATATTAGGTTGTTTTGATGGTAGTAGGGGTCTAAAATGAGGAGTTAATAGTACTCCGTCTAAATCAGCTATAAGAAAATCAGCATTATTTACAAAATATATATCGTTGTCTATATAAATGCATTTATCGTAAAAATTATTTAATAGATATATAGCAATAGCTGACTTTAATGACCATCTGACACTATCATAATTATCCTGATAGCGATCTAATATATATTGTATTTTTTCATCTTTTAATAATTTGATTTGATCTATATCAAAATTCAAAATATCTGTTTGAGTATTTAAATTTCTAGATAATGATCCTAATGCTATTTTACCCTTTTGAACATAGTCTGGGGTAGATATACTGAATATTACTGTATTGGCCATAGATATTATTTTTTCAAACTATAAATATAGACAGTATATTTACTCCATATATCTTCTATAAGATCACTAATAAAATTCCAATTGCCTCCAGCTAATCCAATTCCAAATTTTGGAGCGTGTATTTCGATAGATTTAGGATCAGTATGAAAATCGGTATTTAAAGTAATAAATTGTGAAACATTTATCATGCATTTTACTAGTGCTGCATAATTTAATGGTCGAGTATTTTTAGGACTATGTATACCATTTTGAGCTATCATATTTACAAAACATAATTTATATTTATGTTTTGGATCTTCATATATGTTTAAAAATTGACAATGGCCTAAATTATTTTTAAGAAATGTTTTGCCTAGCATATGATAATTTTCTTTGACTGATGGATATTTGTTAGCAACTAGTTTAGCAAAACCTATATCAAATATATCTAAATTATTACATATATGTGGTACTAAAACTGTGCATCCAGAGTTACCAGAACGTACTCTTTTTTCAATAGACTCAAATATGTCTGTATATTTAGTAGTATATTTAGTATTTATATTATTTATGATTTGCATTAGTTTTACCCCATTTGCCTATTGGACATTCTTGATCAGCCCATGCTAATTTATTTAAAAAAATTTTTTTCTTATTGATATTACAGCCACAAATATTACATTCTGACTTTTTGATTTCAAAGTATTCACACTTTATGCATATTGAATATCTTTGTTCTATGTCTTTTTGTGTAGATTTGGGCAATCCTGATGCTATATGAAACCATAACGATTTTAGAAACGTTTTAATTTTTAGTATTGACATCTTCTTTTTTGGTTGGTTTTAAGGGTATAATATTATTATCGATATCCATAGTATATAGTTGAATAGGCGCGATAATCAAATTTCCCTCAAACCATCTTGAAAATCCTTCATTTAAAGATATTCCTAATCTATTTCCATTTTTTTTAAAATCTGATGTTAATAAAAAATATTCGGATTCAAATTTAAAAGCATCTCCATTAGATAATTCTTCTATATATTTATTCATTATTTCACTTGTTGTAATAGTCCTCCCAATCCTCCCAAATTTCATCTGCTTTCATATCTTCTATTCTTTTCTTTAATTCTTTTCGTATTTTTGGTATGTTATTTTCTTCATCAAAAAAATTTTTTTTATCTAAAGATTTATTTTTAATATTCTTTCTACGAAAATCTTTACGATCACCAAAATCTTCTTTATTTTTATCTGCGTTCATTTATTTAATAAGATTTTTAAATTATTTGTACGTTTTAAATTCCCTACCCGCTTATTACAAATAGCCATATCACAGACATTTGTCAAGAAAGTATGCGAACTCTGGATATAATATATGTTTATCTGGGTGTATATATTATTTAATAGGATTTTTTATTATTTTGTTTATATGATAATATTCCTATGATAGTAAAATAATTATGACATTAACTATATCTTATGATCCATTTCAGTCTAATTGGTATGTGGGTGAATTATATAAATATTTTCATACATATTTAATTAACAAAAATATTAAAGTTTTTTATACGCCAATTAAAGATTTAGCTAAAAAATTAAATGAAACCTCTGATTGGAATAATAGATATCCGTCTTTATTTAATATATATAATTTAATTGTTACTAATAATACTAGTGGAAAAACTTTTTTACATAGCTTATCAGATTATGCTCCATTTTTATTAGAACATCAATCAGCATTGGATAAATTAAATATTAAAGCATTTGCTTTTTGTTCAAATCATACAGATACTATTATTGTAAAATATAATTATCTTAATATTAATTTAATACCATCTTTTTATATATTAGAAAATTGGAATGATCATGAATATATAAGAATAAATAAACATAATATAAAAAAAAATAATTGTTATTTTAATGGTTTAGGATATGGACACAGAGAACTGTATATTAATTATCTAAAAACTAATAGTTTTTTTACTATGAAAGATAAAAGAAATCCAAACGATTATCTTTCTAAGCCTTTATATTATGAAAATGTATCGAAATATAGATATGGTTTATCTCTTAATGGTGCAGCTGAAATATGTTATAGAGATGTAGAGTACTTTGGTCTAGGGGTGTTATGTATAAGGGAACCACTATCTATTAAAACTAAAGATAATTTAGAACCAAATATACATTATAAAAGTATCTTAGATGATTTTGTTACTAGTAATATTTTTAATCCCGAAAAAATAAATGAAATTATAGAATATATTATTGACAGCATTAATAATATTACTATAGAAGAAAGTGAGTATATACTAAATAATGCAAAAAAATGGTATGAAAATAATGCTATGCCAGATAAACAAGTAGATTTTTTATATCAATGTCTTATAGAAAATGATATTATTTAATTAAATATACTGTAATTATAGAACAGGATATAGAATTCCATATCCTTGGTATTTCTTAATACCGGCATATTTTGGATCAGATAGATTTTTTGATTTTTTCTTGAAAACATTCACATAGTCATTAGATGTTTTTAACATATTTTCTGTGGCTGAATATTTTATTTGTCTAAAATTGCTAAGTAAAAGTGCAGCGCACCCAACAGCAAATGGTGTACTCATGCTGGTGCCGCTCATTAAAGCATACCGACCTCCTGGTACACAACTTAAAATATCGTGCCCGGGAGATAGAAAATCAAGCGTCTCACCGCTACAGGTAAATGAGGTTCGTTGTAGATTTCGGTCGATAGCCCCAATGGCTATGGTATTGTCGCATTTTGCAGGATACATTATGTCTGTATTTTCTCCAGAGTTTCCGGCAGCACAGAATATTATACTCCCTTTATTTGATGCATAATCTATCGCTTTTTGAATTTGTGGAGATGTTTGGGGTGTTCCAAGACTCATAGAGATAAAATCTGCTTTATTATCGGCTGCCCATATTATAGCATCTAATATATTTTGTAAATTACCATTACCTTGTGAATCCAAAGCTTTGATAGGAAGAATTTTTGCTTTTGGTGCTACTCCCACCATGCCTGTTTTATTATCAGCAGCAGCAATAGTTCCCGAGGTATGTGTTCCATGACCATTGTCATCATAAGGGTCTTTTTTAGGATTAATAAAATTTTTACCTTGTAATATATTTTCTTTTAAATCTGGATGATCTAAATCACAACCAGTATCTATAACCGCCACAACAACACCAGCGCCTCTAGATATTTTCCATTGATTTTCTATATCAAATAATTTTATTTCCCACCCAGAAATTTGTGCAACATTTGGATTGAGACCAAAAATATCCTCTCTTGTATATGGTAGTAATCCTACTATATTTTTATTTTTCATAATTAACTATTTATTGTCTAGTAATATATTTATTTTTATCCATTCAGAATATAAGCTAATTCTAGTGTGACAACTTTCGTGACCATATCTTGAGTTTGATGATCCATTGTATCCCACAACAGAAGAATTAATACCTGCTAATTTTTTATCAATAAATAAACCCCCTCCACTATCTCCACTACATATCATATATTCTAATGGTGTTATTTTTTCATTTTTTCTAGATGGAGAACAAATTAAAACTGTTCTTTCTGTTTTATCTATAATATTTAGTCCTGCTCTTCTTTTTCCGTCACTAAATTTGGCTCCAGTATTAAAAGTACCACTAAGCCCCCATCCTGCTATAGAACAAGTTTTACCCACCTCATTATTATCTTCATATATTTCAGGATAATAATCTAGCTTTATTGGTTTTGATAAATGTCCCATAGCTATATCATGATATCCAAATACGTTTGAATCATACTTTGAATATATTATTATTTTATCTATATTAAATTTTTCTTCTCCTACAGTTATATTCCAAGAATTACAATTTTCAACAACATGAGCCGCTGTTATTATCCACTCAGGATGTATAACTACTGCTGAACCACAATACAATTCTGAAGCATTAGAACAGCATATTTTTACTACACAATCAAATTGAGATCCATATTCTATATATTTAGAGTCTGAGGTATCTGGATCTATAGTTCCAGCATAAGTAAAAGAAATTAAAAAATAAAAGATAAAATACAAGCACATAGAATGTTTTATAAATCTCATGGCTTGTCTCCTAATAATTAAGATGGTCTATTTAAAACCTTTTGTAAATACACCGAACAATCTTCATCAACTAGTTTATTATAACTCTTATAATTAAAAAGATGACCAAATACCAAATGACAAGGGGTGTCACATAATGTGATAAGATTTGATGGATCTAATTCTAGTTCTGGAGCTATATGAACAGGTATTTTATGATGTACTTCTAGTTTTGAATTTTTACCACAAGCAGCACAACTAGAGAATTTTTCTAAATGATTTTTTCTAATACTTGACCACTTATTTGATCTTGATGCATATCTTACTTTATTAAAGATATTAAGTATTTTTATCATTGTAATATTTCCAATAAATATTGTTATTCTATTTAAAGAATACACCAAATTATCAATTTTTATTGATCCAAATAAATATGCTCCTATCACTAGGAGCATAAAATATTTGTTAGATAGATATAAATACTAAAGTTAAATACTATTTATTTGTTGCTATTCTTCCTTTTTGGGTTCTTATAACATAACCCATACGAACTAAAAATGGTTCTATATTATATTCAATAGTGTCTATAGAAATACCTGTCATAGCTGATATACTTTTTAAACCCAAAGGATTGCCTTTAGATTTTTTTAGAGCCTGCAAATATAGACGATCATAATTATCTAAACCTTCGCTATCTATTCCTTGATTATTAAATATCTCATTAATATCTATGTTTTTATTGTTATAATAGGAAATATAGTTTTTATACCATATTAATCTAGCATTTAAAATTCGAGGAGTACCTTTACTGCGTTTTGCTATTTCTAGTAGATCATTATCTTCTATCATTAGTCCGAACTTTTTCGCGTTCAATCCGGCAAGTTTAGCTAAATCATCTATTGAGTAATAATTCAGATGTTCTTTAATTGTAAATCTATCATAAAATGGCTGACTTAGGCTACCTCCATTAGTTGTTGCTCCAATAATAGTAAACATAGGAAGATCGATAGTTTCAGGTTTATCTTTATCGTCCTCGTCTTTTACTGTAATATTTAAAACAAAATCTTCCATTATAGGGTATAAAAATTCTTCTACTATTTTTGGTAATCTATGAATCTCATCAATAAATAATACCGATCTAGGACTAATACCAACTATATACGGCATTAGATTTTTTATACTTCTGATATTAGCAGCATTAATAGTATGAATATTAACATCCATTTCATTTGCTATGGCAGTAGCGATAGTTGTTTTACCCAGACCAGGAGGGCCATCTATTAATGTATGTGGTAATACGCTATTGGTATTTTTACATCCGTGTGACATGATCTTTAAACGATCTATCACTTCATTTTGACCTATAATATCTTTAAAAGAAGAAGGGCGTACTATATTAGTAGACATTTGAAATATCCAATTTTAAGGTTTGTTTAATTAATTCTACAACATTATCAGTTGGTTTTTTTTGATATGATTTAGATATCAAATCGATTGCTTCTTTATGACCATAACCATAATTAACTAGTAATTTAACACACTGATTCAATAGATTCTCAGGAACTTTTATTTTTTCCTGGTTATCTGGGTGTAATATTTTTTCTTTTGATAAAGTATCATATGTTTTTGGTGTTTTAGGCTTTGTAGCTTGCTTATTAAGTATTTTGGATTTTTTTATATATTTGATCTTAAAAGCAGAAACTCTTTTAACTTGAAAAACTTTTCCACAATAACAGGCAATTTTAAAATTTTTAGTTGATGCTTCTAAAAAGGATAACCAGTGTACTTGTCCACAATTATAGCATATATATTTTAAATGTATATCGTATTCAACAGGTTTACAATTTTTGTTCTTTGTCATTATTATCTTCTTTTAACCAAAAAACAAAATCATTATATTCATCATCAAAAGCACTATCTAAAACCCCTTTATTAACTAATTTATTTAGAATATTGCTTACCATTCTACTATTAAGTTCTTCTAATATTTTCATAAAATTTTTATCATCAATAATATACCTTACCCTTTTGAGGGTTTTACTATATTGTTTGCGAACTATACTTTTCACAATAGTAGTTGACTCATCTATTGATAGAATATCATTTAGTTCATTTATTTCATCTATAGAAAATTCTTTAAGTAATATGTCTATGTCGGTATCTATATCAGAAATTAAACTATCTTTTTTATCTCCAAAAAATTTAAAAACTAATTTTCTGGTGTTATCTATAAATTCATCTAAGTCATAAATCGCATACCATGAGCTTGACATAAAATCTTTCTAGTTCAGAATATCAAATATTCCACGATAATGATTGGGTTGTTTAACAAAATAAGCAGCATGACTACGCACATGATTTGTGTATATTTTATTTATTTCATCTTTTACAAAATATTTTTTCTTCCATATTGGTTGGTTTTGATAGTCATTCCCCAAATACTGGAAGGTATTATCCTTGCCAGTATTCGAGAAATAACTATTCACAGGAAACTTTTCTTTCGGAAAACCGCCAATATACCACACATTTGGAGAAAACTCAACTACTTCATTTAAGGCACCATATAACCATTTTCCCCAAGCATCCCACGCTTCGGGATCAAACTTAAAATAATGTTTATACTTACTTTCTAGATCGTCGTGACTACTATCATAGTATTCATCATAGTTGTCATCATCATAATCTTCGTGCATAGTATTTACCTATAACTATATCTATTTTGACAAGTTACTTTTTTAGGATTGCGTCCTCTACGACCTTTAAATCCTAGTCTCCTTATTATATTAAGGATAGTCTGTCCACTAAGAAAATATCTTTTACCATAAAACTCATTTTCTTCAAAATGATGGCAAAGAGCTTTTATTGTCCCCAATTTATTTATTAGTTCAATAAATTTTTTCTTAGCTTCTTCGTCAGCTAATAGAAATTGTAAAAGAGGATTAGTATGTCTACCCATTATTCTTCTCTTTATTTTATGTGGTTATGTCAAAGGGTATAGGATACTCTATACCCCTGACACAAAACCCTCATCCGATACAAAACTTGTCACTAATTTGAGACGCAAGTTCTTTAGCAGCATTAGAAAGGAATCTGTTGTTACTAAAATAAAGCGGAGTTGAGACTTGATTAAGAAACTCCACCACGGTTTTTAAAAGTTTAGTCTGCTGACCGTCTAGGTTTATATCCTCGTCAGGCAGGCTATCCTGTGAGTTGCTAGGCCCATCCTCATCGTCAACAGGCAGCACAGGCATCGGATCACCGTAGGCTCGTCCAGATGTAGAACTTTCAACAGTGGTTGGAATATTACTGCCATTAGTATATGTATATGTCCAATTAGTATTTTGGTTCCAGAACGCACCCTTATTAGGACAGCCATTTCGCAATTCATTTAGAATCTTTGCAGCAACATCTGTTGATACTGGAACGCCAGTTTCATCCGCTTCTTTATAAGCCTTGGCATATCCCTTATACCATTCATCACTACACTTATCTGGAATGATCTGTAGTGTCGCTGGCTGACCAGTAAGGGCTGACTTAAGATCGGCCACATTAATTGGTTGACCAGTGCTGCCGGGAAGCAAACTCGTAAAATAAGGAGCCTTCTTCTCCCACTCCTTACGCCACCAAGTATAAGGAACACGATAAATCTGATTAGGCTTGATCGCTCTTGGATCACCACCGAAGTAGTTTACCAGCTTTTTCTGCAAGCCATTCCAGAAAGTTTTATTGGCCCCAACGATATTTCTTGAAGCATCATCAAAAATCCAGTAGCACTGATAACCATTACGAGTATCAACTACCCAGCTAGGCTTAACAGGAAACTCATTAATTTTCTTTAGAAACTTTTTCTTGTGCTGCATAACAATGCTGGGCTTAAAATAAGTTCCATCATCATTTCTACCAGCATCCATATCACAAAAACAGCAAGTAAATTGCTTAATAGCGTAAAGCTTGCGACCACCATTTACATAGAAGTAAGCATCGGAATGATTGTTGATATTAGCATCAAGCGTCTCATTAAGATCGTTAGTATGATTCATACTACTAATCTTTTTACGAGGATTGCCATTATAGATAAAGATATGATTCTGGTTGAATGAATTCAAAAATCTCTGCCTATTCTGAGCATAACCATTTGCATGAACATTATTATTCTTATCAAATGGATTAAAAGCCAAAGTATCACTAAACATTTTAATTCCTTTTTGCAACTTACTACTTATTACTTACATTTTCGATACTGGGATAGTAAACACTACTATCATAGTCAATATCTAAAAAAGAGCGAGGGAATCGAACCCTCTCAAATAGTGTGTGTATCATTCGATACCAGAGACTATTATCTTAGTCGCCAGACTACTCTTGTTTTTCAGTTATAATATTCTTGATCTGGATCGTAATCTTCATCTTCTATGGATTCTTCTTCATCATCTTCATTCCATGACCAATCATAATCTTCATCATAATCATCTTGATCATGGTAATCATCTTCATCAAAATTACTCTTATAAAGAGGCTTCAGAAGTTCTCCTTGGTATTCACCAACTACTTCATAAAGACAAGTACGAAGTTTTTCACAATTACAATCAGTCGGAACACTTACTACATCTTTTGGATTAATCTTAACGATAACGATCTTGTCGCCAGCCTCAAGACTACCATAGCTAGCAACATAGTTAAGAGCGCCGGCATGAAGTCCATTAGAACAACCACGACCACGATCATCGTCTACCTTAGATCGTGTCATTTGGCATATCTGACCGACCCTATTGTCGAAAACTCCACGATACTTATCCTTGTAGTCTGAGCGAACAGCCTTATAAGCCAGAAAGAAACCATCTTCAGTAATTGGCAAATGCTCATGCTCAAGAAAATCATACAGTTCCTTCTGACTCTGCATACTGGGATTTTCCATCAGATTATTCAGAAATTTAACAAGAGGCTCAAAAGGCAGACCCTTGCTCATAAACTCCAGAATACGTTTACTAATACTACCATGAACTTCGTCACCCTCGTAAAGAACCTGTCCATTCTTGATCTCCACAAGACCATCGCTGAAAGACGCAACAGCCTTTTCAACGTCCACAACTTCCAGCAGTTCCTCTGCCGTAGCAGTAGGAAGCCTCTCCAGAATCAACTTATAGTTGATATGATCTGGCAACACCTGATAACTTTGATTATTCAATACCAGCGTCAAATTACCATCAACGAACATAAACGGAACAGCCATAATCCAAACTCCTGTTTTTAGTTACGATACCTGTGATACTGTTATTTTACACTAATCGGCAAGTTTGTCAAGGGGTCTTAAGAAATTCCTGACTACTTGATCAAACTACTCAACTGGATCTTAAATAGGTCAATACTCTCCTGACTCATTTGCTCAACCCAATCCTTACCTAGCTTTCCATAATAAGAATTACGATCTTCAAGAATAGGATTTTGGCTGGGCTTAAGGTCTGTTAGATTACCACTAACTTGATGAGTTCCCATAATATACTTTAGCATAGGATTCTTATCTACTTCAGTCTTAATCTTTTCCCTAATCTCAGGGATCTTCCACTTCTTAAAATCTTCTGTAGAAGTTCCACGAATAATCTTCAAAAAACTCTCTGCTTTATCACTATTGATACCTGTATACAAACGATTAGTAATCATGTGAGTCAAGGTATTGTAAGCCAAATTAGCATTACGAATCTCCTTACCATCAATATTCTCAATCCCAACTTCTTTCATAAGCTTAGAAATATGAGATAGATACTCTGTTTGATTGAACTTGGTGATATTAAAAGTACTAATGTGAACAGTATTAGCAAAGAACTCTGTAAGCATTGTTTTATTCAAGCAATCAACAAGAGTCTTATTGCTAATAAACTTATCATAATCTAGACCAAAGATATTCAGCATGTGGAACATAAACTGCTTATCAGTTGTTCCATAGTTGTAATATCTATAACCATTACGATTACTTGTTTCTTCTTTAGTAAAATCTATCTTACAACTTTCAATGAGTTTATTAATGGAAGACAGATTCTTAAAGTGCTTGTTTGCAACAATCTTAAATTGACGCTTCAAGAAATCATTGAAGTTAATAAGATTGTACCCATCCTTCTCAAGCTTTTTAACGAAAGCTGTTTTGATAGCATAAATCTTACTATCTCCAACCAAGTCTTTGACTATGCTCTTGAGAGTTTCGTCTCTAAGAGTAATTGCAATGTCATTAATTTGAGGATAGCCAGATTCAGGCTCGGTCTTATAACGAAGCATAGGAACGTATACTATCTCATCTTGTTCCAGAAAATCCTCTAGTTGTTCTTCTGAAAGGATTCTCAAGGAAGTAGCATCATTGTAAGGATTAGTAATCTGCTTGCTATCCTTATCATAACCGTGAATAAAGAATACATCTTGATCGCTGACACTACCATTAGAATTTCTAGTATAAGACTTTCTTGGGCCAGAACTTTGAGTAAGATGCTTATAATCTGAAACCTTGAGCAGATTTTCAGGTCCAACATCTTCGATCAGTTGATCAAAACCTTCCTGACTCTTAGAGTAGTCCTTAGTGTCTAGGAGCATATAGGCAAAACAATCGTTTTGATTGCAATATTTTGTAACGATTTTTTTAGCCGTTTCTTCACCTTTAATGTCACAGACAAAGAAACTTATCTTACCTATCTTTTTAGAGTTATTCCAATAATAGGTTCCCTTTCCAGTAAGAGTATCATGGTGAATCTTATCTGTGAGTGCTACCAAACGACGAGAACGAAAACCAGCCGTCTTATAATTAAAAACGTACAGACTTTTACCAGCAGGAATTTTATATTCCAAGTCATTCCCAGAGTTGATAGGATGATTTTTACCCTTGGAATCAGCCCAAGTAGCACCAACACCCCATCCTCCAGCCAATTCATTCATAGTATAATATGAAGTAATTGCCTCTACCTTAGTTTTAGCAGACTTAATCTTCTTCGAGAATTCTTCCTTCATCTCCATGTAAATTTCTTGAGTCTTTTTACGCAGGGTCTTGATTACATCTTTGGTATACTGAAGATTTTCTCGGCTTGCATCAATTTCCAATTCACCGATACCAAAGTCAAGTTCAAGATAAAGACCGGAATTGATTATTTCACTAACAAAACTTTTCCAAGAATCAATATCTGCTTTTTGAAAAGCTCTATTCCATTTTTGAATATGATCAGGCATTTCCTCCTTTTCCTGACCAACAATTTGTGCTGTTTCAGCCGGATATGCGATATTCCCCATGATAGCAATCACGCCACTATCAATCTTGTGGTAATTATTTGGATAATAGCTATGGTCGCTGTTAACGCGACAAACTCTCCACCCATCACCGCTGATAATAATGTTGGTATTGCTGTACCTATGATCTTGAAGATTGGTTCCAATACCACCTTCAAGGATAGGTTTCATACGAAAATAATGGAAAATTCTCTTAGCTTTATCTGTAAACTCTTGAAAATCGTGTTGCTTAACTGCAAACTGGATTTCAAGCCCATTAGGTTCAGAAGTGTCTGAAACACTGAACAGATTTAGAGAAGGAATACCATCAGCACCGATGGCAGCAACATAAGTATATTTTTTACCATTGAAATATGAAGATGTTGTGAAGCTCTTAGAATATGCGAATGGGCTTTTAGAACCCAAACCAAGACATCCCACAAAATCATTGCTGTTATTTTTGTTTGATGCACCATAGGTTGTGTACAGACTCTCCATGTCTGCTTTACTAAGACCAGTACCATAATCTCTCACCATAAAAATGGGATTAGCAGAGGTAGGTAGAGTTACCTTAAATGGATTCTTATTTCCTGCACTAATATGAGCATCCAAAGCGTTGGTGCTTAGTTCTCTAATAACTGCCATAACTTTATCTGAGTACAAAGAATTACTCAAGATATGAAACATCTTTGATGATGTTTGAATAGAAAACTGACTAGTTGAAGCAATTCCCTTGTGATGCGTTTCAAAAGACTTATCCGCAAGAAGCATAAGTTATTCTCTCCAAATTTGTTTTTCTGTCTCTAAGATGTTCGTATTCTACCATCGGCAGTGTCGCTTGTCAACCATTAGAAATGATTTTGTCTGCCTTGGCTAATTTTTTTTGCCCATAATGGTTAGCGATTTTAGTTGTCCCAAACTGTTTTAAAACCAATCGCTATATCTAATAGTTTTCTTCATTTTCATTATTTTGATCATCAAATTCTTCAGCATCTTGGTCATCATAAGGACTCCATTCTGTATTATAGACATCTTCATTATCTTCCATTTGATCCTCTATTAATTCAGCGGCATCTATAATAACTTCTAATTCTTGAATTTTATTGAGTATCAAAGATATTTTTTGATCTAAAATTCTTATTGAGCGTTTAATCTCTTCAATATTTTTTGTAGTTTTAGCATTTAGTGCTATATAATCTTTATGATTTTTTTGTATCTCTCTAAATATATCATTATATTCTTTTGACATAATTGATCACCATTTTATATTTTTATAACCTTTTATATCCCCATTTTCTATGATCTTATTGTTTTCATAACTACTTGCAACCCTTCTATAAAATTCTTGCTTAATATTCTCTAATACACCAGTTATCATAGCAATTTTTTTATATGATGGTTCTTTCATTAAATTGCATATTATCTGAGAAAAAACATAATTAATACGGCCCAAATAAATACTAAAATCATTAGGATCGTCTAAATGAGTCTTTATATCTTTAATACATTTGGTTATATTTTCTATAGCATCATATAACTGCTGTCTTTCATCCTCATTTATATATGGCATAAATTATTATTCCTCAATACATATACAATCATATTTAATACAATAGCAGCATAGTGGCCCAGGATTGTAATTTCCCCAAGCATTTGATGTGGAAATAAAACTTTCTTCACCAGTGTCTATACAAACTAATTTCTTAGTCTTTTGTCTATATACTAGACCAACATTATACCAATGGCAATCCCAAAAATTTAATGTTGTTTTGTCATATATTTCTTCTACTAAAATTTGTATATTACGCACATTAGTTTTAGTATGATATACCGGCATAGCTTTTTCTGTTAAATATCCCCAATTAGACTCACTATTATAGAGATAAGGATCTTTATGAGAAAAATTTAATTTGCAAATATCAGAAAAAATCTTAGGAGCAAGATTATATTTAGAAAGTTTGGTTTGATTTTTGTAAGATTCTATGGCTTTGGTTTTAGTATCAAATTCTTTAAATAATATACTGCTATTATTTTCAATAGAATATACTTGACAACTTCCTCCTTGGTCAAACCAATCAGTATTAATGAGGTACTTATTCATTCTAATAAAATTGTATTTCTGGAATTTGTCCAGTAATATTATATATGAAATCTTTTACCTTATCTAAGGATTCAAAATTTCCTAAAAAAATAGTAGTACTTTGTTTATCATCTACATATCTTTTACCATATATTTGGTAAAATGGAATATCAAAAGCATTCCAATCATTAGATAAAAATTTTTCTATATCTTTAACCTGTTCTAAAATTATACCATTTTCATAATCATCATATTCTCTAACTGTAATAATTTCAAAAAAATCAATGGGGGATTTAGGATGATTATTTTTAACCAATCCATTACAAATAATATTAGTCATTTTTTATACTATACAAACTGATAACCTTTTCTTGATTATCATAAGGATTATTTTGCAGCCTAAGATCGTATAGTGATCCATCTTGTGTAATTTTGCCATATGCTACTGGCTCAGTATTCATAATACTATCTAATTTGGTTTTATTTTTACGCAATCTTTTAAGTTCATCTTTGGCATTATTTACCCAAAAACGATCTGCTCCAGAAGCCCAAGCAAAATCAATTATAGTATCTAGAGGATTTGCATTTTTATCCATATAATCTGCCAGTTCTATAAAAGTCCTTCGTATACTATCTTCCCAATTTTCATATTCTTCTATCATTCTCTATCTTTGCTACTTTTTCTTCTAAAATGCTCACTCTTTCATAAATATCACGATTAGCCAATGGATTCAAATCTTTTACTGGAGTTTTACCATCGCCAATCCTAGTATCCCATATTTGACATTCTGCATCTTTTTCATATAAGACAACTTCTCCAATCCTAGGAATATAAGATGAATTATTTCTAGCTTTTCCAATACCAAAATATGCATTCATATTCAAACAAATCCTATACGAGTTTTCTCACTAAGAGTAACTTCAATTTCATTTTCATGAAACCACTTGCTATCATGAGAGCGACCATTCCACCAGCTACATTCGTAGGTTACATGATTATTACCGCGAATACACACAGCACTAATAATTCCAAATACATCATCCGCCAACTTAACTTTGCTACCAACCTTAAAAACTTCTAGAGAATTTTTAGTCATATATTTCCTTTTTAGGTGTTAATTCAGCCTCTTCTGAGGCATCATAATATCCAGTATCATATCCTTGTTTATGACCCACAGTATAAGCTGCCATCAACCATTTAATTATATCGTCTGTTCGTTCTTGTTCAACTGCAACTTTTACGTCATCCAACATTCGGTCTATTCTTGGGCCGAATCCTTCGTCTTGATTTATCCATTTGTCGAATGTCATAAGATTTTATCTCCTGCAAACGCTTTGGTGTACTGCTATTATAGCCTCTACCTATTAAGGAGTCAACTATGGAAAGACATAAATATTCAGTCGATGATTTAAAAAATGCTGTTAAAAATTCTCGTTCTATAGCTCAGGTTTTAGATAAGCTTGGTATTGTTCCAGCAGGAGGGAATTATCAAACGGTTAAAAGAAGAATAGCTAAATATAATATTGATACTTCTCACTTCGGAGGACAATCTTGGAATAAAGGACAAATTACTGGCCCTAAAAAACCTATTAACTTTTATCTCACTAAAAATTCTGTTGTTCAGAGTTTTAAACTCAAGAAACGATTGTTATCTGAGAATATTTTTCAGCATAAGTGTTGTGAGTGTCATAAAACTAAATGGCTAAATCATCCTATTCCTTTAGAATTGCACCATATTGATGGGGATCATTACAATAATGAACTATCAAATTTAACTTTACTTTGTCCTAACTGTCATGCTTTAACTGATAATTATCGTGGGAAAAATAAGTAGGAGCAGAGGGGATCGAACCCTCACTGTATGGATTTTCGTACTACTATAACTTTCGTTACCATTGCTGTTTGTAGTCTGGACTTTACCTTAACCATAGTTTTCACTTTAGGTTCCTGCCGTCAAGTCTCTACACCTTCATAATATTTCTATTAAGCTTGGCTCGGTATTAGCAGTTAAGCCTTCACCGACTTTGACAGGTTCTACATTAAAGATTTCTCCTTATGCACTCAATTTAACGAAAAAAGTCCACTGCCTCTGCCTAATTGGGCTATGCTCCCGTATACTTCCGAACTACATATCATAACGATTGATTAGATGTTTGTCTATGTTGTCTCTATCAATATTTATGAATAATGTAGTTGGAAGCATTTGGTTTTAAAATCAATTGTTAGAATGAGCATTTTTAAGACGACGAACAATATCTGCCATAGCCTCAATATTGTCAACAGTCTTAACTGGCTTTGCTCTTTCCATAGCGGGAAGTTCCTCACCCTTCTTAGCAAGGTCTGCCTTTACGCGAGCATATCGAGCCATCGTACTGGCAATCTTCTGACCAGTTTTATTCGCAATCTCAGCATAAGTTTTGCTGCTAAAAACTGCCTCAAGAAACTTTTCATCACTGCAACGAACACGCTTCTGCTTTTCGCTAGTAGTAACTTCAGCCATAATCAACCTCCAAATTCTTTGTCAAAATTGCAATCGTGAACTCAACCTAACTGATTGATCAGATCCACGATTCACTCTTTCATTCTACAATACTGTATCGGCTCTGTCAATGGGTGTTCTTGAAAATTTCTAGATTTCAAGAATTATTATTGTCTAAATTTTACTTAGTGTCTTTATTTGGTAACACTATAGCTAATAATAGATAAATCCAAAAAAGTAAAGTTCCACTAAATAAAGTTCCTATTATAAATAGTATTCTTAGTAAAGAAACATCTATAGAAGTATAATCAGATAATCCTGAACAAACACCAAATAAAACCCTATTATATTGATCTTTATATAAGTTTTTCATATGTTGAATTTTCTATTAAAGAATTAATATTAGATATTGGATATCCTAAAATTAGATATACATAGTATGTATTGTTTTTTATCATATAAGATTAATTTTGAGTATAAAATATCCTTCTTCTTCTGTTTCTATGATTTGAATCATAGATATTTTACCTTTACCTAAAAAAGAATCTCCTACCATCAAATGAACACCACCATCTAAATGAGCAGATGTAATGTATGATGTGTCAAATTGACAACCAAATTTAGCCCAATTTGTATATCCTTCAAGTAAATATTCTTTTTCACCAATTTGAGTAATAATTCTAGTATTTAGATTATTTTTAAGCTGTGCATATCGAACCATTAACTGACTCACTAACAAAATGATAGCCTTCTTTATTTAGAGACGTTAAACTATTAAGAACGTCTTTTAGTTTTTCGTTTTCTATTTCTAATTTTAGAATAATATCTTCAGCTTGATTTAGTGCTTTATATAGTTGCTTAACCTTAAAAGCTAATTCATCAGCGATAAATTCGTTAGGAGTTTTTTTAACCATAAAAACCCTTTCTATATAAAATATAATCAAGACTAATACTATATATTACACCCTAATCTAGTTCTAAACTTGATAAAAATTTTTTTAGATCTTTTAATTGATTGTTATTCAATACTATTTGATCATTATAGGGTTTTTTATGAAAAATAATTTGATAACAATACCTTAATCTCTGCCATAATGACATTTTATTACTATAATTTGTATAATTTTCAAATATCGCTAAATCCGCAATATTAATTGTATGATCATATTCAATAACTAAAATTTCACTTCTACAATCACAAGGAATGAATAATGTCTTATTTTCTTTTAGATTTGTTATGCTTCCCACGTTTAAAAATCCTATCGTAATTTTTAGCCCATGTTTGCTGATCTACAGTTTTGGGCCTGGGTTTAGAACCTTTGCCATTTTGACTCATTATTTAATCCTCAAGCACAAATGACCAGTATCGACTATCTTCTTTCTTTTGAAGATCATCCCAATAAATCGAGCGGGCGATATAAGATGGAACCTTGAGTTTGCCACAATTAATCATCCAATGACGCTCCATCTTCTTATAAATGGATGATCCCAACTTACTTTTATTATACTTTAGAGACTCAACATCGTAAAGCCGAAGTTGATGTATATCTCCACACAATACTCTAGCCTCATTAGGATGAATCATCTCCAGAGCAAAACTAATCTTTGCCAAACCAATACCACTAATTTTATTCAAGATACTATCTCGTTTCTTGACATGGTACTTTTTAGTGGTAAAATAAAAGTCTTTAGGATTAGCCCAAAACTTGGTGCTAAAATCCCAAATATAATTCGTACGATTATTGTGTAGTCCTACGCCGCTCTTGTGGAGTTTTGTCAAAAGAATTTCTTTGCTATCCACCCACTCACTAAAATTCTTGATAGCATTATATCCCTTGACATTGCCCTGCCAAGTGGTATGGACGCTGCAAAAAGCAAAGAGATAACGACGAAAAATATCTTCATCAGTCTTGGGACTAACACTCTCCCAATAGTCTTTATAGGCAACTACCTTATCCTTGGGAAAATTCTTAAAAAACTCGTCAGCCTTACTTGTATTCATAACAATAGGTTTTTTCTCAACAACTGCTTCAGTCATATCTTCTCCAAAATTTGTTTCCAATGGTTATGCTAACATTCTATACTACTGGTATCGGTTTGTCAAGTGTCGTTTCTTTAAACCGTTCTAGCAGACCCGTGCAAAACCTTAAAAATCGGAAAACGCAAACTAATCCCGCCATCTTGGTTTTCGCTCTCAGAGAAATACTGCACAGTTATTATCTTTCCAAGTATCTTTTTAGGATGCTTATGAAAATCCTGACGTTGTTCAATACTAAAACCAGAGCCAACTCGCACAGTATACCCCTTATGCTGAATCATAACACAACTCAACATAGTTTCCTCACACTCTGCACCATCTTTAACATAACGAAATGGCCCCATTTCAACGTCCACAACCTCATATTCATCATCAAAGAACGCTTTATACTTCAATAGGTCTTTGGATCGCTTGCCTTTATATGGAACGTCAGACCGAAGCATAAGCCCCTCATACCCATTCTGATTGGATTCAGTCACGAATTCTTGAAAGTGATTTTCATCTTTAACCAAAGACTGTTCCAGAAGTGTCAAACAAGCACACTCATTCTTCTTCATCACTTCTGTAAGATTCTTTAGTCTAATACTAAATGGTCGATTCTTTTCTCCTTTCTGACTATAAAACTCATCATGAGAGATCATATCAAAAATTTTATATGAGGGATTGGGGATAGTATGATCTTTCTTACGAAGTTCCTTCATTACACCTTGAAAATCCTCATTACCATCTTCATCCACAAGACAAAGCTCTCCATCAAGAACTACATTAGTAAGTCCCAAAGCTTTAATGCCACCGCTAACAACATCAAGAGTATCAAAGATTTTTCCCGTGCGGGAATAAAAGGTAGAATTACCATTACTATCAACAATAGCAATACATCTAGCTCCGTCGATCTTCCTGCTAACATACCATCCATCCTTCCAATCTACAATATTAGGATCATATTTATCTGCCAATGCAACGCTAAATTCTGGAATATGATCTGGAATAGCCTTGTTGATAATCTTGTCCCCTGCTCTTGTTTTTAGGTCTTTATCAATTATGCAGTAAATAAGTTCCTCATAGTCTGAGTGATGCTCAATAAAACTATTTACAGCAGCAATAGCGTCATGCCCAGTAATTTTACGACCCTTTAGAGCATCAAGCAAATCAAAAAAATTCTTGTATTCGTTCTTTCTCGATACAAGATAATTCTTCTTTTTGAGATTATCGCTTGTTACATTATATTGCCAAAGAGGATGATAAGTATAAAGAAGAATTTTCTTAGTAAAGTTTGCAGCCTCAGAATTATGGTTGCAATAATCCTCAATAATACCTTGCTTATCTATAGTGCTACTGGTAGCCCTAAGATCACGAACCATCCCCCAAACATAATTAAAATCGTGAGTCATTCCAAATTTCTCCTGTGTTCCGATCAGTATATCATACGATATGCCACTTGTCAAGTATCGACTATTTACGATTTGGTCTTGAAAGAAAATAATTCATAGCGTTAGTGATACCTCTTATATTATCACCCAACTTACCTATACCAGTATTACAAGGTTCACACAAAAATCCTCTAAAACTATTATCACTATGATCATGATCCAAACACCATTTATATGGTATTTTCCCGCAACATTCACAAACTTCTGGCTTAGGAGGAGCTTCTTTATGAAGTTTATTTCTTATTTTAGATTGTTTCTTAACACATTTTCTACATCTACTATCCAGATTATCTTTGTACATACTATGCTTGGGAAAACTTGCTTTGTTCTTCCTTTTCCCACAATATTTACAAATTTTTCTCATAATATTAAGTGGAGGCGGGCGATTCGACTCGCCGTCTTGCGATAATTTTGATAATATTTTCTACAAGTTTAGTTCTTTGTTAATTATAGATGGTTTGAACAAAGAACAAATCTTTCCACCTATTTCAACTAATCTTAACTAGAACCAGTTGAGTCATTCTAGAGCAGAGGGATTTGGCGACAGATTTTTGATCGCTACCCTCATTCGCAATCGCAATCTGTTGTTGCCTATTTAATTAGGCAGCAAGGGCTAACTGTGTTTCGCCAGTTAAAGCGTTTAATCCTGTTTTAAAGTAGCCGCAGGATCAACTACTACTTGCTTATATAATCTTCATTATCCAATCGATACATTTCGCCCCCATATTTTAGGTTAAGTTTTTATCTTTGTTTTGTTGATCATGAATCATTTTTTCTAAAATTCTTTTAAGTAATTTATTAAGTTCTTCATTCTCCATTTTATGGATTTTAGTAATCAATTGTTTGTTAGTGTTATAATATACCATATTTAATCCTAGTGAAAAAAATAATGATCCCACTAATATTAGTGAATATGGTGATATCTTCATTTTAACTATTTTCCATAAGATATCTTTGCCATCCCATAACTATACCGCTTGCTGTTCCAACATTTAAAGATCTAACACTTCCATATCCAGGTATTGTCATAATATAATCAACTTGCTCTAAAATAGTATTATCTAATCCAGAATTTTCTTCTCCAAATATAAAAATAGTATTTTGTATATATTGACGATAATCATATAAATTTATTGTTTTATAATCAAATTGAGGTATATTGTTTTCTATACCAATTAAACAACAATCTTTAGATTTAGCATCATATATAAATTCATCAAAATTTGAATAATGATATATAGGAGTGTAGTTGTGAGTTCCAACGCTACCTCTTTTATCCCATCTTTTACTATTAGCTATATGATATACTGATCTAAATCCAAAAAAATTAGCATTTCGTACCATAGTACTAAAATTAAAATCGCCACTAATATTAACCATAGCAACACTAGCATCTATAGTATTAGTTGTGCAATAATCTTTTATTTCTTCAACAGATAGTTTTTTAAGTTCATCTACAACATTCATATTTTATATCCTTATTATTATCCAATTTAGTTAATGTCAGAGGGTTTGGCAGATATTTTTGTTTTGTTTTCGTTGCCTAACCAAAAAACCATTTCATTGGAATCATTATCCCAAGCACATTCTACAAATCCTTTTGCTGCCAATTTTGCTAAAGCAACGCCATATAGCCAGTCTCTGAGAGTATCAAATATAATATCGAGAATATCCTCATTGATAATATAATAGCCTTCTTGATCCATACCCAAACTATTTTTTTTAATCAAGTTAGTTACTTGGGTGATACTAATAAAATCATCCAAATTTTCTGAATAATTATCAGCAAAAGATTTTGCCGCCGCTTCTCTCATGGCTCTAGCATATCCCTCTAAATCAATAACACTATAATTTTGCATTTGTTGCTATAACTCCAACTTATATTAGATGTATTTATTTATGCTTTTGTCAAGATTTTCTATATCTGATTTACACCGATCAAGTAAATTATTAATAGTGTTTTGTAGACTATATTCTCCTCTATTTAACCATTTTTTATCCTCATAAAGAGCAGTAGTTATTTGAGGTATATAAAACTGTATTGCTCTCTCAAATTCTTCGGGAAAATATGTTTTTAAAATAGTTTCTATGTTATATAGACACTTGACAATTTTATCTCTTTCAGAAAATAGTTCAGTTATCTTTTCTTTTTGATCAAGAGTAAAGCTCATTTTACAGTCTCTTTTATTTTTAATTTCAACAGTTTATGCTTAATCTTCCAAACACCAGTTTCTTTATTTTGAATATCTGGACCCATATAAATGTGACAGAACCCGGTATGCTTATCAAGACCCCAAGCCTTAATACCATTATCATCAATATCTTCTACAACAAATCGACCCCTGTATCCCATAGGAATAAATTCACCCCTATGAACATAGTACGGGCCACCGGCAACCTTAACCTTATCGCCTTTAACTAGATCACGCCAATTAAAATTTTGAATAATCTTAGTATTCTTTGCTTCTTTACTTTTGGGTTTAAAAATAAACATCTCACCACAATCTTTGCACACATAAGAGCGAGGGCCGTTATTTGTAGAGCCGCAACGCGAACATTTCTTACAGCCTTTTGGCATGGTTTGGTGTATTCCTGTATAGAGTGTGAATCTTAGCAACAACGCTTTCAGTATACTGTATGGATCGGCTTTGTCAAGCAAAAACTTTAACAAGAGGCAATTTTTATGAAAACTTACCAAGAAATAACTTATCAATTTTTGTATGATGAATATATCCTAAAAAATAAAAGCATAAGAACTATCGCTAAAGAAACTAGTTTAACTAAAAAACAAATTCAAAGACTTATTTATAAATTCGATATTCCCACTAGGAAAACTAGACCATCAAAAAATTCTAAATACCAACATATATTAACACAAGATTTTTTATATAATGAATATATTAATAAAAATAAATCTATCAGAGAAATAAGTCAAAATACAGGTATTGATTCAAAACAAATTTCTAAATTTTTAGATACATATAAAATTGCTAAACGAACATGCGGGACTAGAAAAGGTAAAAAAAATAAAAATAAATTTATTTATAAATCAGATATAAAAATTGGAACTAATTATGAGTATTTAACTGTTATAGATATCAAAGACAATCAATTAATTTGTAAATGTAAATGTGGAAATATTAAACAATTACACTCATCAAGAATCAGACTAAAACAAGTTAAATCATGCGGATGTTTATCTAAAAGAAGAGGAGTAGATAATCCCTTATGTAAAGGATTTGGAAATATACCCAAATCTGTATTAACTAAATGTATAATTAATGCTAGAGATAGAAATATTGATTTTCATTTAACTATAGAAGATTTAGACAGTCAATATAAAAAACAAAACGGTAAGTGTTCAATTAGTGGAGTCCATATTGGATTTAAAGACGATAAAAAAAATAGCAATACAATATTGTGTACATCATCCTTAGATAGAATAGATTCATCTAAAGGATATACTAAAGATAATATTCAATGGGTTCATAAAAAAGTTCAACAAATGAAATGGAATATTGCTCAAAAAGAATTTATTGAATGGTGTAAAATTATTGCCTCAAATAATTAAATTTTCTTGTCACTATCTGGAATAATAGTGAGTTTACCAGAATTATAATGACAAAAATAACTTGCTGAGATTCTTTTTTTGGTTAAATTATCTTCTTCAATTTGAATATATACATTAATTCTGTATCTATTATCATAGACATTAATAATTTTAGTCATTAAAAAATGTTTTGGCTTCTCTACTTGCTTAAAAAGCAGACTCTCTATTTCTATATCATTCATCAAGACTGTCCTTTCTCAAGAAAAACCGAATCCATATTAATAGTTAGAGTTAGCTTATTATCAAACACATAAGTATCACAGTCATACTCATCGCCAGTTTCAGCATCATGAATTACTACTGGAGAATTCCATTCAAACCTACCAATGTTTTCAGATTTATTTGCCTGACTGTGTAGAAAATTATAAAGATCCAACCAGCTCATTTTGTTCATTGTTATATGCTCCATAATAGTGTATTATATCAGTATACTAGACCGACCAGAGAAAGTCAAGGATACCATGAAAAATTGCAATCGTTGTAATAATAGTTTTCCTGCGAATAAAGAATACTTTAATCAAAACTCTAAATTAGTAGATGGCCTCCACACTATCTGTAAAAAATGTATTAAGGAATATAATTCGATTAGGTACAAAAAACATAAAGATAAAATGTTACTCCAAAGCAAACAGTGGGTTGAAAAGAATAAAAATCAAGTTAAGAAAAATAAACAATTATGGTATGAAAAAAATAAAGAAGAATTTTTACAAAAATCTTTACAATATAAAAAACATAGATATAAGACTGATTTATCATATAGACTAACTTGTAATTTACGACGCAGACTACATAGGGCTATTGATGGTAAATTAAAAAATGATTCAGCATTAAAACTATTAGGTTGTTCTATAGAAGAATTAAAAACTCATTTGGAAAAACAATTTATTAATGGAATGAATTGGAATAATTATGGGAAATGGCATATCGATCATATAAAGCCTTGTTCTAGTTTTAATTTGAGCGATCCTTTAGAGCAGAGTAGGTGTTTCAATTATTCTAATCTTCAACCCTTATGGGCGAAAGACAATATCAAAAAATCTAATAAAATTATCTAGCCCGACGATTAGCTCTGTTTAAAATTCTAAGTTTTTCTTTTGCATTTGCTGGACAAAGAACTAAATCCGGCGCTGTTTTATGAGAGTAGTTCATAAAGCCAACCGCCCTCTGTTCTGTTGAACAATCAATACAAACCATAGGACGATTATATTCAATCAAAAATTCAGCTCTTTCTTCAGAAACGATACTTTTGCAATAATTGCAGATCATACCAAACTCCGATGGGTGAGGATGCCAAGAGTCCTCTTTATATCACACTATCGGCGTTTTGTCAACACTTCTTTAAACTTATGACCACAGGTGTTGTCGGATTTTAATAAGTTCAATCATCATATCCTCATCTTCTTGATTATAAGAATCTTCTATTTTTAGAAGTTTACTATAATAAACATGAGAATTTTTTGGAGGTTTTATTTTAAAACCATTTGATTCTATGTTATCATATATTTTAGACCATCCACTTTTTTCCATTGGATTTACTCTATTAGGTCTTTTATTTTTCCACCATTCATATATCTTTTGAATTTTACGACTAGATTTTGCTTGGTCACTTAAAACTATTTTACCAGATTCATTTTTTATTTTTAGATTATTTGCCCACTTAAAATAATCATTAGCAGCCTCTATGCATCTACCATTTTTGAAAGAATACTTTTTGTTAGTTTCATTTGACCATTTCATATTTAAAGCAAGTTCAATTTCTACAAAATCAACCAATTCATTAAACATACCATGCATTAAACGATAATCAAAATCATAATATTTTCCGGGTATTAATCCTGTTTTAAGATAATGTGTTTTATCTATCCATCTATTACGAATATAAATTCTGACTTCTGTACATAGATCATATGGATAATACACAATATTTTGTAGATTTTTTAGAAAAACTTCTGTAAACCAATATCTAAACGGTTTTCTTTTTTTGAGATCATCATAATATTCTTCCCATGCTCCCCATTCCAAAGCAAATGGTTTTTCTTCTCCTCTAATCCAAGAAGCGAATTTACTAGATGACCAATAATGAGTTCTTTGCTTAATCATAGGATATCTTTCTATTTAGACAGACAGTGCTGATGTATGGTCTATATGTATAGTATTACTATTATAATCCTCAAAAAAACCTTCATCAGTACTATAATAAATTTGATTCAGGCCCACGGCATTAAGAAGTTTATTACAATTTTCGCAAGGCTTACTTCCCAAAATTAGTCCGCATCTATTTATTCTCATAACCACAACTTTCCACGAAGAATCAATAGTGTTATATTTGCCAAGCAACTTATCAATTAAGCGGCTTTCGCTATGAAAAAACGGAAACTCTTTATATTTTGGCAAATTAAAATCTTCACCAATTCTATAGGCGGCAGCATGGGTTTTAATAGGGTTATTTTGTGCAAAACAAATCATACGATTACCATCAAATGCCGCTGAATAATGGTAACACCTTACCAATCTATTAGGATTCCAATTTTGATAAGATTTACGAATTGTCTTGTAAATTATTCTCATTATAAAGTTCATTCAAAAATTGATTGATCTGATCCAAAGTATTTTGTGAAGGTTTATATTCTTTATTCATTGAACCGTATTCTTCATCATTAATATCTGAGTATGATGATGGCATTGGTGTAGGAGTTACACTTTTTGTTTTTGGTGATTTTGAATCAATAGGATTTTGTGATATTTTTTTCATAATTGCTTTTTATCTGGAGGCTAACATATACAAACCGATATTAGCAAAAGCATATCCTAAATATGCTATTAGCATACCATTATTACCTTTGTATCCTTGTTCTATGGCTACCCATAAATATATCATTCCAGTAAATGCTATTAGCCATGCGCTCATATTAATTTTTTTCTATTGGTATGTATCTATTTCCATTATCCGAAATCTGTTCCTTACCAATAATAATCTTAGGATCTTGCTTGAGCAAGTTGATCATTTCCTGGGTATTAACATTATCACTAATAACAATAGTTCCAATTTGGGCCATAATTATCTCCTTTGGTGTATAAAATATTGAAGTATGTACGAGATACTTTACTACTTATAATACATTAACGCCCCTGTGATGGTTGCTCGTACCAACTGTTGCTTGGGCGTTTTTTATTAGGAACGTACCATAAATTATACCAAAACTTGTAGTGTCTGTCAAGAGACATTTCCGGCTACTACTGAATATTTTCATAAATCAAAAACTGGCAAATTTGGATTGCGACAAAAATGTATCGTATGTCGCAAAAAATCTTATAAAACTAACAAAGAATACCATAAAATCAAAAATAGAGAATACTACAATAAAAATAAAAAAGATATATTGAAAAAGAGTAAAAAATATCGTCAAAAAAATAAAAACATTATATTGAAAAAACAAAAAACGTGGAGAGAAAATAATAAATCAAAAATTTTAAAACAAAATAGTATTTATGTTAGTAAAAGAAGACAAAACGATCCAGGTTTTAGAATTCTAATGAATACAAGATCTAGAATAGGGAATGCTATTAAAAAAAATAAAAAATTAAATAAGACTATAAATTTATTAGGTTGTTCTATCGAAGAATTTAAGTTATATATAGAATCAAAATTTCAAAAAGATATGAGTTGGAAAAACTATGGAAGAAAAGGTTGGCATATAGATCATATAATTCCGTGTTCTAGTTTTGATTTAAATAATATAGAAGAACAAAAGAGATGTTTTCATTACTCTAACCTACAACCCTTATGGGCTGAAGATAATTTGCGTAAGTCGAATAAGATTCTATAAATTTAGCGATAGTTAGATCTTTGAGCTTATACTCATAGTCTATATCTATTTCACGCGAAAACAATTCCTCATGTACATCATATACATGATCGCTGTGCGCTTTATCTAGAGCATGATTCCTACCATTGCTAAAATGAAACAAGGGTTTAAAACTTCCCCAAGTGTCAAAACATTTTTGTGCAGCGTCGTCTGCTGTTAGGTTTTCTGGATTGTTAAGCCTAAAATGATGTGAGTCATATGTGATAGGGATATTTGTGATTGGATGAAATATATCAATAAGTTTAGCTACGCTCCATGCAGCCTGTCGATCATCATTCTCCACTACCAATCTAGCTTGACAAT